TCGATTTTAATATATTAAAAATTATATATTATTATATTAAAAATTATATATTATATTTCGCCGACTAGCGCCTTACGCAATATGTCGCCCAATAATATTTATAAATATATAAATAGAAACCTGGTAAATTCAAACGGAGTGACAAATTATACAGGGGCCCTGAACAAGGAATCAACAAAAAGCTTTCGTCATTCCTAGTGAAATCTCGCGGCTCTATGGCCACAAAGGGGATTCACCCCTCCCCCTGCAATATCGAGTTTCACGATAGAATTTTCGAATAAAATAAAAACCCACCACACCCGGCCTTTGGCAGAATGCCTTTACTAATTATTTTGACGAAATATTTTGCAAAAATTTAACTTTTTCGTGACGTGCATTGCCCATTACTTGCTATATATAGTATATGGAAGCATCGAACAACGAGCCACGTACTCAGCTCTCCGAATCGACGACCCACGTGTCCCGTCCTTCACAACCTAACCCACCTACATCGTTTCCCACGGTGTCTTCTCTTTCTCCTAAGCCTGAGGGGCAACGCCCCTCGGGCGCTACCCATATCGTCACCGACGATGACTTTTCTTGCCCTTCCGACGAATTACCCCCACCCTACCCAGTGCACGAAGAGGCTCCCTTAGCGGTCGCTCCGACTGCAGAGCAAAGACAAACGAACGTTGTCAAAGCGTTGCAAGGAAAGATGGCTGATTTCATATCGGGGTCGTCGCAGAGGCATTATAGAACGATTGTCAGAGAATTGTCCGACAGGCAGATACCGTTGAACTTGTTGAGTGACGAGTCGAAAGCAAAAGGTCTCGCGCAGATGTTAGAGGAAGACGTGTTGTCGTTATCGGAGCTTGTTATATTGGGGCAATTCGCGAAAGCGATAGACGACAGCGACACGAGAGCGGCGGAATTCTTGCGAGATACAGCGGGCTACAAACCGCAGACCGACGTCACTGTGGAACATAAAACGCAGGGCTTGGCGTCACTGACGGATACACAACTGTTGACGTTGCTGCAAGCATTGAACCCTGAGCAAGGAGCATCGTCCGAAGAGGTAAGTAATGAACAACAACAGTACGACGGCCGCCGCGCTTAAAACGCTTGGTATCGATCAATGTGCATCGGTCGAACAGATCAGAGAGGAGCTTGCCGTACGTGAAGCGCGGAAGTCCTATTATAAGTACGTCTTGTATTCGAACCAGGGTTTTATTGATACGGCGTTTCACAGGTTTCTGTGTAACAAAGTGCAAGAATTTCTGAACAAGAAAGGAAGCGCGGCGTTCGACGTACTACTTATATCGACCCCACCGCAGCATGGTAAGTCGCGCAGCTTGACTGAGACGTTGCCGTCGTGGTACCTTGGGAATCACCCCGACAAGTCGGTAATTATTGCCGGCTACTCAGAGGACTTCGCGAAACGATTCGGAAGACGTAACCTGAGGAAACTCGAAGACTACGGGCCGAGATTGTTTCCCGACTTCCACCCGGCCGAAGCGCCGTGGACGAATACGGAGTTCGAGTCTGTAGAGGGCGGGCGCTGCATCAGCCGTGGTATCTTGTCAGGTATTACCGGTAACCCGGCAGACCTGTTCATAATAGACGACCCGACGAAAAACATGCAAGAGGCGATGTCGGAGACGACGCGCGCTGCTATCTTAGATGAGTTCTACGCGTCCATACTAACACGTATCGCGCCTCACGGTAAGATTATCGTCATACAGACGCGGTGGCACGAGGACGACTTGTTTGGTCACATCAAGCGGACGTTCCCGAACGTGGAAGTGCTGAACCTGCCGTGCGAGGCAGAAGAGAACGACCCGATGGGAAGACCGGTAGGCGCACCGCTGTGCCCTGAGATTGGTAAAGGCGCCGCGTGGCTCAAAGACTATAAAACAACGTACGTGACCGAGAACGGTGAACGTGCGTGGAACGCGTTGTTCCAAGGCAACCCGGTCCTTAACTCGGGTAACATCTTCTTGAAGGAAAACTGGCAGTTCTACGAGGACTTGCCGGAACAAGTATATAACGTCTTGTCCGTCGACGCGGCGTTCAAGAAAAGCGAGACAAGCGACTTCGTCGCTATACAACACTGGGGTAAGCGTGCGAACGACTACTACGGTATTTGGGGCACCAGACGCCGCCTGTCGTTCACTGAGATGATTACAGTGCTCAGAGAGTACATCTCGTCGCACCCTGACCTCGACGCGGTGTACATTGAAGATAAGGCGAACGGCTCGGCGGCTATCGACATGCTGTCGCAAGAGTTCGACAATATCATACCCGTCAACCCTGAAGGCGGTAAGTTGTCCAGAGCGGCTGCAGTATCGTACATACAGGAAACGAAACACGTGTATTTGCCATACGAACCGTGGGCTTACGAGCTCGTCGATGAAGCAGCTGCGTTCCCGGCGGGACAACACGACGACACCGTCGACGCGTTCACGCAAGCACTGAACAGATTGTCTATCATCGGAGCTCCGGTGAGCGAGAAAGTAACGCGCGAGTACAGCGTCTGGACGCCCGACATGTATCAAGACTTCGAGGCAGCGGACGACGCACTCAAATCACAACTACTCAAAGAATGGAAATACCCCGTTGAGTGGAGGTAAGAATGAAGAAGAAAGAAACACAATACCAGTTTCCTCCGGTATCGGGGGACGTAAAAGAACGTTTGCGCTACTGGCAAATGCTATTCGACGACGCGAGGGCTAAACGCAAGCCGTTCGTTGACGACAAATTGCAAGTGCGCGAAGACCTATACAAAGGTACGACGGCTGAGAAGAGCGGAACGAAGTGCTTGCGCAACATGTGCTTCGAGTTGATCGAGACACAAATCAACAACGCTATTCCGCAGCCTAAAATAACGCCGTCGGACGCTGATAAACAAGACCTTGCCCACGACCTTGAATCGATGCTCAGAAATGAGATGGACCGCCTCGACAGCGAGACGATGAACGACCGCATCGAACGAGGCGTGTTGGTCCAAGGGTCACACTTCTATGAAGTCGGCTGGGACGACACCGTGCGCCACGGAAAGAACGTCGGTGCTATCACGGTCGTTGACCGCCCGATTCAGGACGTCTGGTTGCAGCCCGGCGTGCGTGACTTCAAGAAAATCGAGTACGCGTTCGTGTTCAGCCGCGAGAGTATGATGAAAATCTACAACTTGACCGGCAAGATACCGCCCGAAAGTCCTAACTATAAAGGTATGGTCGACATGATTACGTGTTGGTACTACGATCGCGACGGCTACGTTTGCCGCCTCACGTGGGCTGAGAACACCGACTTCGTAATCTTCGACGATAGAGACTTCGAGTCGAGACGTCAGCGCGTGTGCAAGCAGTGCGGCTACGCAACGGACGAAGACGTCTGCCCGATATGCGGGTCGACCGAGTTCACTGAGAAGAGCGTCAGAGAAGAAACGCTCGAAGACGACATCGTGAAAGGCGACCCGGCAGACCCGACGAAACCGAGACTGCTGCTCGCTAAGAAAGGCGACAAGGTGAAATATTACGCACTCCGACGCATTCCGCTCGTTATGCGCGTAAACATCAGCAGGGTTGACTCACCCTATGGCGTGTCGGACGTAGACATCTTGACCGAGACGCAACTGTCGTCGAACAACATCTTAACTAAGATTGAACAGAACATCTTGAAGGCCGGTAGCATTATCACTATGCCTGAGAAGATGAATATGAAGCTCACGAACGAGACGTTGAAAGTCGTGAGATTGAAAGACCCGAAATGGGCTGACGCGATACGCGTGCAGAACTTGCAAGCGAGCATTCAGCAGGACGACATCCTTGCCGACCGCGTGTATCAATATGGTAGAGCGTCACTCGGTATAACCGACTCGTATCAAGGCAAGCGCGACCCGACCGCTGAGAGTGGAAAGGCGAAAGAAATAAGCGCTGCACAAGCTGCAGGTCGTATGGAAAGTAAACGTAAGATGAAGGACGCTGCGTACGCCGATCTGTACGAGATGATGTTCCACTTCTTCTTAGCGTATTGCGACAACAACGAGACGTTCGTCATCGACGACACCGACGGCTCAATAACAAACGCGTCGATCAGCAGGTACAACTTCTTAGACGGCGACGTCGGAAATCTGTACTACGACGACAGCTTTATGTTCTCTGTCGACACGGCTTCGGTCCTGTACACTTCGCGTGAAGCAATGTGGCGTGAGACGACTAACAACTTCGTCGGTGGTACGATGGGCAACCCGCAAGACCCCAGAACGCAGATGCTGTACTGGAAGATTATGAAGGAACTCAACTACCCGCTTGCTAAACTGTGTTTGCAAGACATTACCGAACGATTCGGTATAATGCAGCAGCAGGTTGCGAAAGCCGTAGAGATGGGCAAGAAAGCTCAGCCTGCGGCTCCTGCTGGTGGAAATGGTGAGCAGAGTGCGGCGAGCGCTAAAGCTAACGACGAGGCTGCGAAGCAGGCAATGTACAACGAACTTCAAAGTATGATTGGAGGATAAAGAATGTCGATTTTTTACACTAACAAAACAATAACGATGAACCGAGGCGACTCGGGCGTCGTGCTGCTGTCGATTCTAAACCGTGACGATACGCCGTTCGCTTTGCCTATCGGTATGAAGAATCCGACGATTGTATTTTCGGTTAAAGCAGAGACGGACGCGAACGACTTGAACGGTAATATGCTCATCGAAGAGTATCTGCCGATCAAGGACTACACGTATTACGGTTACGGCTCTCCGGACGAGAGTGGCCAGATGAAGATTCACGGCGGCTTCTATCCGAAGAGTAAGACGGTAAACACGGAGGAGTCTGTACTTGACACGGGAATTATATACAAGGTTCTTAAAGAAAAGAAGTATATGTTCGTCGTACCGACCACTACGCCTCCGGTATATCCTGTCAGTCTTACGAAACGTGAGTACGCGTTCGCTGTACCTCTGGTTTTTGAGCCGGCGTTCACTGACAGATTATCGCCCGGAACATATACGTATTCGATAACACTGCTCGATTCGACGTCGCCTATTCAGCTTACTCAAGGTGAAGGCGACAACGTCACTACTGTAGATAACTACAGTGAGTTCTTGGCGAACGTCACGCTGAAACAAGACTTGTTCGGCTCGCAGAAGCTTGTCCTGAGTGACAGCCCGATTGCGAGAGTACACGGTGACCCGATTCGAAGGATATACTACATCAAGCCGTGCTCTGAGGAATCTGTAACGAACGCGACGGCAAGCGAGATTACAACTGGTAATGTGACGAATATCGCGTTACCGCCGGTATATATTGCAACGACAGAACAACTCGGCGGTGTCATCGTAGGTGAAACGTTACAGGTCGACTTCCGCGGTGTGTTGAACGTTTCGGAAGAAATAACAAACCAGATTGCTGACTTGTATGCGAAGATCGGCGATATGACGACTCTGACCACTGACGAGAAAACAACGCTTGTCGGTGCGATAAACGAAGTCGACGAGCACGCCGATGCGAATAAAGCCGAAATAGGCGACCTTTCTGCGCTTACCACTGACGAAAAGACTACGCTTGTGGGCGCAATCAATGAAGTTGACGCACACGCTAACACCGGAATAAGCAAAGCTGACGCCGCACAAGCCACAGCTGATAACGCTACTGTTTTGGCAAACACCGGAATAAGCAAAGCTGACGCTGCGCAGGTAACTGCTGACAATGCACAACAGGACGCAGAAACCGCACAAACCACGGCCGACAACGCTACGACTTTGGCAAATACTGGAATAAGTAAAGCCGAACAAGCGCAATCGACAGCAAATACTGCGGTTGATAAAGCGAATGACGCGAAAGCGACAGCGAACGAAGCGATAATGAAAGCGGACGCAAGAGCGACTTCTATCGGCTTTATGACCGCAAAAGACGCAGTCACGGCATTGAACGGCTACCCGAGAACGCAACTTAAAGGCGGCGACACTGTTTGGATAGTTGAAGATGGAACGCCTGACCTTTGGGTGACGGATGTTGCACAAGAAAGCGTGCCTTACAACTACACGACAAAAGACAAATTCAATCAAGATTTGGTCGATAACAAAGTCTTGCAGATTGGCTATTTCAAGACCGCATATCAAGAAAGCGACGGCAAGCCTGTGACCATTGCGTGGCAAAATGTTTTGGTTAAGAGTGCAGATTGGGTTGCAAGCACTGAATTTGCAGACTTCCCGTATGAGGCGAAAATAGAACTCACGGACTTTGTCGATTATACGACCGTTCCGCAAGTAGTGTTTGATATTGCCGACACGATGAGCGGAAATTATGCACCTATTTGTAAGTCGGGTGATAAGTGCGTTTACATTTACGGCAAAGTGCAAGACGAAATCACACTCAAAACGGTCATCACTTTTGCACCGAACGTCAATGGTGCGAGCATAGTTGGCGGCGGATATAACAATCGCGGCAAATGGCAAGCAAGCACGACCTATGAGATTGACGACCTTGTTTACACCGACAACGGACAATATGTGTGTATCGAGGGCATAACTTCGACCACAAGTCCCGAACAAGACACTATGCATTGGCAAGCGACCTTTGTTGCGAACGTCCCTGTAACGAGCGTAAATGGACAGACTGGAGCGGTAACAATCGACGTGCCTACCAAAACGAGCGACTTACAGAACGACAGTAATTTCGCCACTACTTCGGATATACCGACAAAGACAAGCGACTTACAGAACGACAGTAATTTCGCCACTACTTCGGATATACCTACCAAAACAAGTCAACTAACAAATGATAGCGGGTTTATAACCGCAAATGACATACCTGATGCACCGGATGCTCCTACCGCGTTACCGCAAGAAGCAGTTGCTGTCAAGAGCGGGAATTTACCGATAAGTGGGTGGATTACTCCTGAACAAGGGTGGAAACAAAATACTTTGCCTGCGAGTAGAAAATGGAACCGTGTAACCTACGGTGACGGAAAGTATATTGCGGTTGCATTTGATAGTGATAAAGGCGCGTATTCCACAGATGGTATCACTTGGACAGAAATGAGTATGCCAGCAAATAGAAAATGGTTTGGTGTAAAATATGGTAACGGAAAATTTGTAGCAGTAGCATCCAATATCGATAAAGGTGCATACTCTACTGATGGCATAACTTGGACTGAAATGACATTGCCTGCAAGCCGAAGATGGGAATGCTTAACTTATGGCGACGGCAAGTTTGTTACAGTTGCGGTCAACAGTATGTATGGCGCATATTCCACCGACGGTATCACTTGGACTGAAATGACATTGCCTGCAAAGAAAGATTGGTCAAGCGTAACCTACGGTGACGGCAAATTTGTAGCTGTGTCGAATAGTGTTAGTTTGATGGGCGCTTATTCAATAGACGGTATCACTTGGACAGAAACGACACTTACTTCTAAGCTGAATTGGAGAAGCGTAACCTATGGTAACGGAAAGTTTGTCGCGTTGGCTGCTAATACTCAGACTAGTTCTAGTTCTCTGTGCGCATATTCAACGGATGGTATAAATTGGACTGGAACGACTTTACCTTCGAGTGGTAGTTGGGTTAGTGTTACTTACGGCGATGGGAAATTTGTTGCTATCATATTTAATACCAACAAAGGAGCATACTCAGCAGACGGTATTTCTTGGACAGAGTTTACATTGCCCGCAAGCAGTCCGTGGTACGAAGTAACCTATGGTAACGGAAAGTTTGTAGCAGTTGCAGCTAATACTACAAACGGTGTGTATCAAAACACGAGTAGCAAATCTACCTACGCCATCTCCGACACTTCCATAACCGCCAACAGTGACGTTCTTATGGAACTCACAGATGAAGGCGGAGTAAAGGCTCACGCTCTTGCAAGCGGCAGTATAACCGTTATCCGCGACACAGTGCCGACACAGCCTATCCCGTACACCTACAAGGTCAAACAAACGAACGCAAGCGGACAGTTTACGTTGGTAAACCACTTTGTACCGGATGTTCCGACAGTACCTACCAAAACAAGTGAACTTACGAACGACAGCAACTTTGCGACGACTGCGGATATACCGACAAAGACAAGTGACTTACAGAACGACAGTGGGTTTATTACTCAGGCGGAATCAAAAACTATAACTAACGCAAGCACAAATGTTTCAATTACAGGAAGCGCAAAACCCTATTTGTTCACAGTAACCGATAGTGATATTACAAGTGATAAGTTCGTGTTGCTTTATCCGCTTGACGAAACAACAGAAACTTGGCTCAATGAAAATTCCTTGTCGAGCATTATTACAGAGGCAAGCGGAAAATTCACATTCAAGGTTGCAGTAAACACTTTGCCGTCGACATATAGTATGAAGTATTTTATTCAATGAGGTAATTATGGGCTATATTAGACTTAAGAACGGTCAAGTTGCGTTACGACCAAAAACAAATCTAAAATGGCAAGAAATGCAAATAATATCGTACGATACAGAGTTGTCTTGGGCCGGCGTTGTATATGGCAATGATAAATTTGTTGCGCTTGGTGCAGGTTATAAGTCGGGTGTTTATTCCACAGATGGCATAACGTGGACAGAAACACATTGGGCGGGGAAAGAATTAGGCGGACGGTGTCTTACATATGGCGGAAACAAGTTTGTCACTGCTGGCGGTTATTCCACAGATGGCATAACGTGGACAGAAACAACAATGCCCGAGTTAGGTGGGGAAACTGCCTTTTACGAAAGAATAACCTACGGGGGCAACAAGTATGTTGCTGTGGGGCAGAGTTATAACGGCGCATACTCCACGGACGGCATAACTTGGACGAAGATGAATATGCCGAGACACCAAGATTGGGACGAACTTGCATACGGCAATGGCGTTTTCGTGGCGTTGGGGAATCAGTTGTCTCCTGCCAGCGGGGAATATATAGCCCGTTCAACGGATGGCATAACTTGGACAGAAGTAACTTCTCCATTTTCCGGGCTTTTACATCATATGATATTCGCAAATGGACAATTTGTTATATTAACAAACTTAGAAGTTGGATTTTCTTCTGATGGAGAAACTTGGAACATTTATCAACACAATTTATCGTTCAATCCGTGGATTATTGCTTATGGAAACAACAAGTTTGTCGTTCTTGGAGGCCAGACCGTCAATAGTTGGGCGTATTCAACTGACGGCATAACTTGGACAGAAGCAACAACAATCGATGCAAAAAGCTGGAATGCCATAGCATACGGAAATGGAAGATTTGTTGCGGTGGCAAGTTTCAGCAACAATGGCGCGTATCTCAACGCCTCTGACTTTAATAAATAAGCTAAAAGGAGATAAACTATGTACGGAATAAGTAACAGTCAACAACAAGGCGGGGGCGGTGTATCATCCGAACTCGTTACCACATTAAAAGGGACGGAGATTATAAAGACTTTCGACAACCTTGACGGATGCGAACTGACAAAAGGCGCTACTGCCGACGGGTATATCTATTGCTGATATACAAAAATTCAAATTAAAGGAGACACAAAATGACAACTTTAAGTAGTTTACCGATTGGGGCAAAAATAAAAGTACCGCATTCCGTTATGGGCAATGTCATATTTTTGAAAGCCGACCAAAATCATACGGGTTATCCCGAAAACTCGACAACGCTCATCACGGACGAACTTATTTTACTGCGGGCATTCGACGCAAAAGAACCGAACAATACGGACAGCGGTAGACGAGATTACGGCAACAACCGCTATTCCGTATCGAACATAGACCAGTGGTTGAACTCTACGGCTTCTGCTGGACAATGGTATTCACCTCAACACGACACAGACCAGTCACCGAACGGCATAAGCGTTGTATCACAAAACCCGTATGACACGGATGCAGGCTTTTTGAACGGTTTTGACCCTAGGTTCATTGAGGCAATGCAAGACACCACAATAAAAGTCGCACTCAACACAGTGACCGACGGTGGCGAGGCAGAAACTCTTGTTCGCAAAGTATTTTTACCATCAAAAGCAGAACTCTTTAATCAAACCGAAAACTCGATTATGGAAGGTTCGCTGTTACAATACTTTCAAGCAAACACCAACGATATTAGAAAAGCGAAAATATCCACCTACGCTGCAGAAGACAATAACAACAAAGGCTCGAAAAGTGTTACAGCGGGTACGGTTACTTACTATTGGATGAGAACGCCCGACTCGTCGCGCTCGGGCCGTGTTCGCTATGTCGGTTCGAGCGGTTCGCTGGGCTACTACGTTGGGTGGAACGGGGACGTCGGTGTTCGTCCGCTTTGTAATCTGAACTCTGAAACTCCCGTGTCAGACCAACCCGATAGCGACGGATATTACTCACTGCTCTTGGACGCACCTGTTTCAGAGAACGAAATTGAACTTCTTTACAATGTCAAAGAAACCGCTACAATGCCCACTGCTGTCAATGTCGAGTTAGACCTTGTAAAGACCTTTGGTTGCTCTACAACGGTCGAAATTTGCAACAACGGCAATGATACCGTCCCTGTGTGGGAAGACATTTCTACTGTTGTTAAGTCGGGTGTAAACCATATCTTCGCAAACAAGACAAAGACAGCGGACAAATGGAAAGTGATTATTAAAATCCATATCGTGCGAAATGGCACTGTTGGCGATATAAAACTCTACGGAGTAAAGACTACATTCAAGGAAGACCTGTAAAACGGAGGACAAATATGGACTATATAACAGCTATGCAAAAACGTTTCGACGTACCTGATAACTCAATCTGTGTTATCAGGTCGAGCGAACCGGAATTTATCCCTATTCCGGATATGCCGGTGAGTGAAACGATGACGCTCAAAGACGTGTTCGACTTGATGATGAGTCGTATCTGCACGCTTGAGGAGCAAGTATCTCGCTTGTCGGTGACTGTTGCGGAGCACGAAGAATCCGTGCAACGCTTATTCGACACTATTGAAAATTGACCACTGCACTGGGAACAAAATACTTCTACTCTCACGTTCGGTGCAGCGAACACGGGAAAAGGAGCTTTTATGGAAACAAACGAAATCATCAACAAAGTTGGTGTATGGGTCGCGTCGATCGGTGGCGGTGTAGTCGTCGTCCGATATATCGTGAAAATTATTCTCGCGATTATAAACCTCGCGTCAAGAAAAATACCCTTGAAATTGACTGAGACGGACCGTAAACAAATCGCTGCGGAAGCTGCGACGGAAACGACGAAGTTGCTTGCAATGGGTATTAAAGTCGACGTTGACGGGCAGATCGACAAAGCGACGAACCATCAAATTGAATTACTTAAAGAACAGAATCGCGAGTATATCCGGCAGAACAATAAACTTGTCGCACTTATGCGTAAGATGGGTTTAGTTGTTGCAGATTTGAAATCACCGTCGGCGACGTTCAGAGACGACCTCCGTCATGAAATCGATACTGATTTTACGTCCGACGCGCCGGTACAGTCGCTGTTAGGTGACCCTGTTCTTGCGACGATCGAAGTATCTGACAGCGTTACTATTCCGGGGAAGAGCAACAAGAAGTCGAAAGAAAAATACTAAGCGTTAAGGAGGAACTACTATGAAATGGAATCCCAGAGCAATTATGCTCAGTGTACTTGAGTATGTTGCTTGGTTGTGCCCTCCGGTAGCGTACTGTATTTACAGTTATGTAAGTACATTACAGTATGTTCTTGATAAAAAAGCCGTCGTGTCGTTCTGGGTCTCGTTCTCGTGCATTCTTGTCGGCGTCATTTTCGGCGCGACATTATTCAAACGAGTCAAAGCGGCATACGCCCGATACGTTGCGGCTTTTGTGCAACAGAAAGCGGACCTCGAAGCTCGACCCGAAGACGAACACCTCATTGACCTCGTCGAGAAGAAAAGTAAGACTATCGAAACGATGGACTTCGTTATGGCGGGGCTTCCGTTGTTGCTTATCGGCGGAATGTTGTACGCGTTCCAGAACGCAATCACTGAGCTTATCAACATTTTCATTATTACTGGACTTAGCTTCTTAGCTAAAGCAGGTATTCATACGGGTACCGTGCACGTTAAAGCGAAGGGAATGAAGGACAAAATTCGTATCAATGAACAGGTGAAATCGGTCGAGGAGGTGAAGTAGTATGTCGTCTGAAAACGATATTATTGCTACTCAGGACGAGATGACGACGGCTGATGTTCGTAAGTCGATGCGTGTGAGCGTATTCACGATTATGACGAATATCTTGCTCGTTGTCTTGATATGCGCTGGGTTGATATTGACTGAGTTCTTCCGACTGGACTCGTACAAGTTCAAGATTCAAAGCCTCAATTTCTGGCTTGAGAAGTTAGCGTTCGCATTCTGCACGTTTGGCATAATGCTCGGCATAAGCAACTCTGCTGATGAAATAAGCCGAAGCAAGAATCCGGAATACTTGAGCGATATCATGAAGTTGAAAGAACACTACTCGCTGCTGTTGACCGAATACAATGACGAGAACTTCAAGAAGTATATCGATAACGTAAACCGCGCCGAGAAATATCTCGTATATGTCGCCGATCTGGACCGCAGAATATTGCACAGTCCTAAGAGACGGCAGATTGCGTTGAAGCGTCGACTCTTGCTCTCTCCGGACGAAGTGTTTTACGGCGGCGTGTCCGTCCGATACAATCAAGTGTTGTACAGTCAATTCGCTGGCGTCGGCTTGCCGCTGGACCACAAGAGTGACCGCGGCAATAAGTACGACGTACCTAAGGCACAAATCTATGCTCAAAAGCTCATCGGTAAAGTATGCCTCGTTGTAGGTATCTGCGGCTTCTCTGGTGACTTGTACTACTCGTTCCAGAACTTCAATGCTTCGATGATTCCGACTCTCGTTATAAAATGCGGCGGCATTATCGGTGCTATATATGCTGGGTTGAAAACCGGTTCGCAGATATTCGAACGTCGAGTATTGGTTGCTAAACTCAAACTTGCGTTCTATTCGCAATTCAATAGCCGCAAGAACAGCGATAAACTGACCGACGAAAACCGGTACGTTGTCGAGATTCCGCCTAACCCGATCGTTGAAAGCGCTCGTAAGGAACTTGAAAAACTACCAGCGCAACCCGCGCACCGACCGTCGTTCTGGCGGGTATTTGCTCGGACGTGGAAGCAATCGTTCGGTAAACACAAGATCGACGACGACAAGCCGTTCTGGGTGAGGTTATCTGAGAACTTGTTGCACAGTCAAGAAATACCTATTGTTAAAGACAGAGAAGAGGTATGTACGAAAGCAACGCCTACTACTCCGCCTACCCCAGTAACGCCGGAAACACAACCGAGCATTATTGTTCTCGGACCGCCGAAAGAAAATTTCGAAAATTCTCAATAAATTTTTGAAAATCGTGACACGGTTTAGCGAGAACAAGCTATATAATATATAGAACACGCGGCTGAAAAACTGTACTCCCAGAAGTTCGCCGCACAAAGGAGACTGAATAATGAACTTATTCGACAAGGCTGCTAAAGACGACCTCGGTAATACAGGTAACCCTGGTCAACCTGTCCCGCCAACAGATGGTAACCCTGAGAACATTCCCGTCGATCAGACGAAAGCTTTTGCTGAACGCCTCAAGACGGAACGAGTTAAAATCGAACGCGAAGCAAGAAACGAACTCGCTCAAAGCTTAGGTTATGACAGCTGGGAAGATTTGAAACGTGAAAACGAGGATAAAATGCTCACTGCCAGTGGTCTGGATGCTGAAAAAGTCAAACCTATCGTCGACAAATTGGTTGAGACTCACCCGGACGTAATCGAAGCGAAGAAGTTAAAAGATGAGAAAGCTGCTGAGGACTTGAAGAAAGAAGAAACCGACGCATTGTTCTCATTGAACCAGAAGTACGGAACGACGTTTTCGGCGCTCAGTGATTTGGACGAAGCGACTCAATCCCTCTACAAGAAGGGAGTGCCACTGGACAAGGCATACGCCGCTGAACACTTTGACGACCTTGTGAAGTCCCACGCACCGAGTCGTCTGTCGAAAGACCACTTGTCGCCTGTTGGTAGTTCAGGTTCGTCTACTCCTCCGCGCGTTATAAGCGAGCAAGAGATGGCCCTTATGCGTCGTTTTAACCCGGGCGTTTCTGATGACGACATCAGGAAATACATTAACAAAACATAAGGAGACATACTAACTATGGCAAATTTACTTACCAGCTGGCAGCGTTACGACGAACAGTACGTCCAGACGCTCATTGTCGGCTCGAAATGTAGCAGCAGAAGCGCTGATTCGAATGGCCAAGCTATTACGAATCTCGGCGCAACCGCCTTCAAGAAAGGCTCGGCGGTTAAAGTTGTACGTGGCGGCTCGTCCGGATCGTACACCTACACTATCACAGATTGCACGGTCCTCACCGACGCAGATTACGTCGTTGCAAGCGATTACGCAGTCGGCGACAAACGCATTGAAGTATATCCCGTCAAGGATATCACGAATCTCGTCTAAGGAGGAAATGACAGATGGCAATTATCTTTAACATTGACGAAGCGTTATCCTTGTCGGCATTTAACGTATTGCAAGAGCCGATCAAGATGATGCTTGATAATCAAAAAGAGGCTTTCGAAAAAGAATCCCTCATCAACAAAGTATTCGCTATGCATACGCTCGACGCGTATCAAGAAGAATACAGGACCCGTACGTCGATGGGTAACTACGAACCCGGCTACGATATGGAGCCCGCGAAGCTTTCTGACTTCAAAGAAGGCTACAGCAAAATTTGGAAATCGACGACTTGGCGTAACAGCTTCGTAATTTCGAAGCAGGCTGTCGAAGATAACCAGATGATGACGATCAGCACTGACGCTATGGGCTTCGTCAAATCGTACGGTCGTACCCGTGAAATCTTCGCTTTCGGTATGCTTGCAGGCGCTCTCACCGGTTCGTATACTCAGGGCAAATTCACGTTCGACTGCCGCGGCATGGACACTACGGACGGCTCGCTCGAAGGCACGAAACAGTTGTTCTTCACGAAAGACCACTTGCCTCCCATTACGACCGGTCGTACCGAAAAACAGAGCAACAAGTTCCACTGCCACGTTGACCTTACGGCTCCTAACGCTCACCTCAAGATTCTCAACATCGTCGGCTATGTAGAAAACCAGATGATTAACTACACCGACTATGACGGCAACCCCACCCCGATGGCCCCGACGACTCTGCTCGTTCCGAATCACTACGCATTCAGAAACGCATTGCTCGCTGGCTTGAAGACTCAGTACACTGAAGTACTCGGCAACAACGGTCTCAATATGGAATTCGGTAAGTGGACGGTCCTGACCACTCCGTATCTCAACAATCTGAAAGGTTTCTCGAACGCTGACCAAGCATTCATTATGATTGACCCCGCAGCGAACAAAGAAAACCTCGGCGCAGTGTTTATCGACCGTGTTCCCCTCGAAGTTTCTTCGTGGTTCGATCAACCCAACGAAGCGAACGTCTGGAAAGGCCGCGCAAGATACAGTGCAGGTTTCGGCGACTTCCGTTCGATGGCCTACGTACATTGCGGCGCTGACCAAATGGACGCTCTGTATGACACCGGCGCTAAGAGTGGCGGCACGTACAACACTACGGACATTCCCGAAGCAGACGTCGCTCCTGCAGGTCTCGGCGTAGTCGTGCAGAACACGTCTACCAACCCTGTTCAGACGAAAACTGTAACCTAATACACAAAGTTGCCCCACCTCGATGCAACGTCTCGGGGTGGGGACTTTTATAAGAGGCAATTATGAACATTTCAGAATTTACGACAAGAGTCTTAAACAAGCTATTTATCACTGAACAAGATTCGAAACAGTTCGGATATGATAGCAAAATAATTCCTACGTTGAACGAATGTTTGACGTTCATTGCTAACGACGTCCTCGCAAATCGAGTGACGATTCCTTTCGACGTAGCGTACGACACAAACGGGTATCTTCCCGAATGCTCATTACCGAGCGACGTACTGTCGGTATTGTTCGTTGACACAGACGTCCCTGGTGCAACGTACTATCAGCCCACTCGTCGTACGATAAGATTTAATTACCCCGGCAAATACTTAGTCATTTGCGACACGTTATATCCGAAGATCGAAACTGGTGACACAGAACACAACTGTGAAACTATCCCTGAATCTGTTATGACGTGCGCAGTGTTATACGTCGCTGCCCAGATTATGAGGGACATCGACTTAACGACGGCTATTACTATACAGAACGAATACGAGACAGCGATTGCTCGTCTTGATAACGGTATATCCGATTTACAAGAATCGTTCAGATTTGTACCTAAGTGGTGACCTATGGAAGACAAACTTATTTTTGAAGTATCTAAAATCGAAGACGACTATACAATGCGCGTCGGTGAGAACGTAACCGGCGACGAAATTTTTCAAGGAATGGCGGTGTTGGTCAAAGAACTTGGAAACAGGCAACGTAAGATTGACCCGACATTCTCTGACAAGACTATCATACGAGGAGTAGAATTATGGCTTCGATATCTCGAAAACGACCAATAAGATATAACGTCCCGGCGGCTCGCGATTTACGTAGAACGTATACGTCGAGCGTCACGAATTTCCGCGGGATATACAATACCGAGACGACGATAGAAATGGCGCCGGGTGCAATGAACGACGCCTGTAACGTCTATGTCGACGAAGACTATCGTCTTGTCACGAGGAAACGTCTCACGCCGTTGTTCTTGCCTGAGAAAGACGTAACGGTCATTGACTCGGTTTCTCTGGGCGACGATATCTACGCGATTATTAAGGACAACACAACCGGTGCCGAGCACGAATACGCGTTCTTGAAGTTATATCCGACGAAGACGTATATTGATTATCGTGTGACGGCCGACAGTCGGTTGTTCGTTGCGAATAACAGTATATACATTACGAGGTGTGACTCAGGCGATCAGTTCGGCGTACTGCTTTATAACGGTACGTCCGTTTCCTCGTTGACCGAAGGAGCGAATATACCTATCGTATACCTTGACCCGACAGGCCGTCGTATTGCCGTTAACGAGTACGGCGACGCGAGTGAAGCGCTGAATATTTTCAGTACGAAAGCGAACAACGGTCCTGGTTTCAGGTTTTCCTCGTTGAGCTATTCGACACCGTATGACCTCAGAGGAAAGTTCCAGAATTACATCACTACCGAAGCCGGCTACGCAACTGCAACTCTTCCTGCCAGATGGGAACGAGACGCGTGCGACGCAAGTGGTGGTGTCCTCGTAACGATTGCGAGAATGAAGAACGAGTACCTTCCATCTACTACGGCGTTGGCTACAGAAAACGATGCCGAGAGGTCGCCAGTGACAAGTGGTATCCCTTCCGGAGTGCAGTGCGAGTGTAGAATATGGGTTTCAAGTGGTGTAACGGTTGACACAAAAATCGTTCATTTGAACATGATACGATCGTCTGGTAACCAGCCATTATCTACGAACATAATAGAGTTAGTCCCGAGCGGGTCAAATAAGAACTGGGACGTTGATGTCGACGGCGAATTTACAGATGCAAACATTCTCAGAAAATACCACATTGATTGGGCGTGGGCACTAAACAATACATCGATTCCGGACGACGTCATCGTCAGGGTTGGTATTTCGAACTACGGTATAGTTGAAGGTAGCAAACCTACTAACAGCTCGCAGTCGTGGAGTATTCACAATTTTACGTATAAGGTTGCAGGGCCGTCAGGGTACGTCGACACGTTCTATTCGTGCGAAAACAAAATATGTTTGATGGGTCCTGTCGACTACGGCGAGACTTGGGAAACCGATCAAAACCAACTGTACAAAGCACTGGCGGTATACGCAACTGTTTCATCGGGTGACTTAAAAATCGAAACGCTTGCTTTCGATGCGTCGGCCGAAGGAAGTGTTAAGTCGTACTCTGTATCTAAGACAGACCTCCCTGAAACGCCCGCAAGTATTAAAGACGTGACGTTGCTCGCTGCGTTCAGAGTAAGGTATACTAAAACTGACTACGAACCTGAGTATATGCTCACGAAGTCACCGCCTATTGCAATATATTTGTTGCGTATCGGTCCGACGTTGTACACTTATTGTCCGATATCTGGTGAGACAGGCGAGATGAAACCGTTCTCACTTCCGTTCAATAATACCGACAACACACCTACAGTTTTGGCGTTGTCGTTTGCTTCTAACGAGATATTCGTTCAGGGCGCAACCGGAACTAATCACACCTACGCGTACCCTATCATCGGACGTATCTTCGCAAAAACCACCGACGAACTCAGAATCTTCGGGGTAAACACTACTGTTTCGGTGAATATTGCTACGTCTACTACCACGACGATTTCCGTTTCCAGTATCAAGCCGGTACTCACAAAGTACGCTGACTACACGTCGGTCTTGCTTGACGGCGTTGAAGTAAACCCGAAGTACACCGAGCTTATTATGAATGACGAGATTACGTCGTTCGTTGCTAACGCGACAACGCTCGTAACAAAATACTCTCGGACGTTCGGCGGTGAAGCGTCTTTGAAGATTGTAAACGTTTACGCGTACACTACACCTGTCCTCGGACAGATTCAAGACGGAGCGTTTACACACAAGTTCGAACAGCAAGGCGATGGCTCTATGAAAGTTCTTGCTGGCTCTGGGTCGATCACATACGCTTACTCTGAATCTCAACTTTATGGCACGACTGGAACAAACGGCTCGGCGTACGCTGACCCGATATTCGATATCACTGAGAAAATCGGCACTGCGCTCTATACCGTTTGGAACGACGCCCGAGAAGCGATGAAGAATATCGACGGTGTCTACTCGATGAACAACTGCATTATCTTCACGTCTGGTAGGAATTTCGCGTACTCGATGACGTTCAGCCCGAAGTACGTCGACCCTTATTCGTGGGAGCAGATGTCGTCAACTGACGATAAAGTCCTTGATATCCTCGCAATAAGCCCGACGGCGGCGATTATGTCGACCGAGAAAGGTATGTACTGGATTCTGGGCACTGGCACAGGTCAGTTGACTCATTTGAAACCCGTTGTCTCGCAGTTCGACATACACGGACGTAAACGTGGTAGCTTTGCGCGTCGAGCAATGGACGACGTACCTACCATAATGTGCGACGACGGCGTCATGATGTTCGTCGGTACGAGTGAAGTGACCGAGACAGCGAAGAACATTGCTACGATGAGCTCTGCAATATTCCAGAAGTATGACGAGTTCCTTGCAAACGAGAGACGTCGCTTTACATTCAGAGGGCGTTGGTACAATATGTATTGCATATCAACCGGAGCTGAGACGAAGATTGTCTTCTTCGACGTTAGGTCGTCGGCGTGGTGGTACTGGACGTTGCCCATCGACGCAATGAAATTCTTCCGTTCTGGCGACGACTTGCTCGCTCTGACGAGTAACGGATTGATTTACAAGTTTACAGACGAGGATATGCTCTCGAATAACGGGTACACCGCACGATACAACGACGAATTGGTAAACGTTTCATTTGAAAACGTGACACCCTTGTATGAAAACTTGCAATATAAAGTACAGTGGTATATACAAACGCACCCAATGAGTCTCGGCAATACGACGAAGAACAAGAACATGCGTGACATTGTTCTCGCGTTATATCCGAACGAGACTGTTAAGAATTTCGAAATGAACGTTGACTTCGAAGTGTATACACGCGAATTCACCGATGGACGTCCGTACATTACCACTGAAGATATCAAAGAATTGAAAGTGTTGTTGTTACGTACGTACATTCCGAAGTTCCAGTACATCGCCGTGCGTATGTATTCTAAGAATGACTTATCAGTATACGAGAAGTTACAACTTCGTTCCCTTGCGTTCGAATATCGAATTTTGGATAGGTTAAATTAAGATGGCAAAGAAAAATCAATACACTCGCGAATCTTATAATGCTATAATGCGGGCAGGGGACTTCGACGATTTGTCGAAGACTTTGTCCGCGTCGAATTATGACGCCACGTTTGGACAATACGACGCCGCGTTACAACAGATCGACGAGTTTTACGTTGGACTCCAAGATACGACGAGAGAGTTGTACGCGAACGCTTATGAGACTGCTAAAATGCAATCCGAAGCGACGGGCACATACGCTCTGCAGCAGAGAGAACAACTGGCCGGAGCAACAGGTTTGCTTGGCTCACGTAGATACGCCGATCAGGTCAATCAGAAATTCTTTGATATGACCGACGTGAAACAAGACTATACCACTAAACTCGGTGAACAGATACTCAGCCTTGAACAGCAACGACAGAAAGCGGCGGAAACTGTTCAGACAGAACGTACGAAGTTCGGCGAATATTTCGAATCGAACGTCGCAAAGATGAGCAATTACATTTTAAGTCGACTCGACCCGAACGTGCTTGACCCAGCGACTGGGGACATCAGTGCGTCGCAACTTGAAGCGCAGGGCTATGTGAAACGTAATGCGGACGGCACGTACAGTACGACGAGTAAATTCAAACACATTCTCGCTCAGTTCGCTGATTCTGACCCGGCCAGCGTTCAGAAATACCGTGAAGAGTTGTTTGTAGCTGACAAAGACTTGTACGACTTCTATACCCAGTACTTCCCCGCAGCAATGCAAGCGGCAGGCGAGTTCTCGGATAGTGAGTTGGCGAAGTTCTCAGACGATAAGATTTATGCGAACGAGTACTATAACGAAGCGAACTTGGAAGTATATCGTCAGGTTATCGACCGTCAGAACGGCAATCCGGCATTGCAACGCACTATGCGTAAAGCGCTTATGTACGGCACGAACGATATGGCCGACTTCACGAAGATGAGCGACGCTGAGATAATCAAGTGGGCGAAATCGATCAACGTTGAAACTGGTACGTCGCGTATCGATCAAGAATTTGTCGATTCTGCAAAGAAAAACCAGAATAAAACAGACGTCCGTCTCAAAGACAAATCACTTTCTGAATGGCACGATTCTAACAAAGTCATTACTGCCGGAAATAAGAAATACGTTCTTGATAGCGATAAGAATGCGAAATTCTCGTCGACAGCCGGCCAACCGCACGAAGCTGCGAAAGAACGCGCGACCTTGTGGGACGGCTCGACCGGCAAACTCACAGATTTGGTAAACTCTGGTGTAGTGACCGTCGGCGACGTCGTTATCGTTAACGGACAACCGTACTTAGTTGTACGTGCTGACAAGGACAAAGCCACAAACGCAGACGTCCGTCTCAGAAAAGTTAGAGAAGTATAAACGGAGATTCTATGGCTAGGAAATATACAACTTCAACCGAATTAAACCCTACCGAGTATTTACTTGACCAAGCGAAACACAGTCGTTTCTACAGTCCAGATAAATACTCGCAACTCGTTGCTGCCGGTGACCCGGAAGCGATTGAGTTATACGTCAAAGAACAAGCGATATTCGCAAGTCAGAAACCGATTAACTCTTGGGACGAATCGTTTTACGACGACCTTAGAGGCGATGAGTTCGCTCAAGAAGTATATCGTAACGCACAATACTTTGAGACTGACGAGAACGAGTATGCCGTGACTATGGAAGCATTGACCGAAGCGCGAGCAGCGGCGGTTGCTGAACGTGCTTATCAGGCACAGAGCGGAGCGAAAAAGTTCTTCTCAACTATCGGCTATGGCCTCGGTGAAGCACTCGGTGTGTTTGCAGCGTCAATGACGGACTTCGTCAAATCACTTGTCGACGTCGGTTATTACATCGGTACAGCGATTACAAACGAAGGCGAGGGCGAATGGAACAGTCTGGCCGACGTTGAAGGGTACGGTGAAAATTTCTCGTTCACGAACTACATTATGGAAACGTTCGAAGAGAAAGGTCGCGGCAAATCACCCACGTCTATGAAGTGGTCCGGTCTTGCCGAAGGATATACTGTACGCAGTCAAACGGTCGAGTTCTTCCAGTCGTTGTTCGATAACGTTGCAAAGATGGTTCCGGCAATCGTTGGACGTGCCGTCGGATCACCCGGCTTAGTTATGTTGTACGCCGGTGAGATGTTCGGTACGATTTACGAATCGACTATCACTGACCCTGAGTTTATAAAACTCGGCGAAGAAGGCAGGACTGGCGAACAGTGGGCATTGATTGCTGAACGTCTTGCAACGGAATACGTTCCTGAAATGTTGTTCGGCGGCGGCGCGTACGGCGTTGGTTTCTTCGACCTTGCCACCCGTGTATCGAACAAGATTCTTGCAAGCGGTGCAATCACTGCTGGACGTAAGTTCGCTGCTGGTGCTGCGAAAGTTATTCTGGACGCCGCTCAGGAAGGTACAGAAGAAGCGATCACCGAATGGCTGCAATGTGGCCTTGATTCTGTCATTATAGACGGCAAATGGGAAAACGTTGACCGCGAAGACGCTCTGATGGCGTTTGCTGTCGGTGCGTTGTCCTCATTCCTTATCAGTGGTGCACAAATCGCAGCGCAACAGCAAATCACTGTCGGCGACATAAAACTCAACAAATTCGAATCGTGGCTTGCCGGTGACGGCCTCAATAACTTGTTCCGCGACACCGCTGTATCGAAAGCAGCGGCTGCTGCAAACGTGACTGTTGACCAGTTCCTTACTGATACACAGTACGCTAAACAAGCTGAGAAAGCTCAGAAACAAGACGCTATGGCGTATCGCTCGACGATCGCTGCTACGGCGCTCTTAGAGTCGTATATCAGCAAGAGCAGTCCTGAGTCGTATGGTACAATTACCGAGATGGTAAGCAACTCGTATGAGTACCGTGCGCGTAAGGTTCGTGAGTACATTACTCAGAAACAGAATCAAGCGAACTGGGACGCTGTAAGTCAAGCGGTCAATAAAGCAGACCCTAACCTGACGTTTACGCCGGTTGGACCGTCTGAACATTCGCAAGCGATTGTAAGTAACATTTCCGCTGTACTCGGAATGCAGACAATTGTCGGTGAGTTCGGCGCTATCAATATGGCGGACAGCGGTGCTCCGTTCAAGATTCTCACTCTCGATATCGCAGATGAGAACGGTAAAGTTATGCCTCATCAGGTTTGCCTGATCGACGCACAGCAAATCAAAGACAGTCGTCCGACGCAGTTGTTGCAGCACGCATTGTCCGAACAAGCGTTCGCGGCAGGCGTTGCGAAAATGCTTCCGAACTTATCAGTCCGTGATCGTCTGTCTCTTGAAAATACTCTGAGAGTCGTCGGTCGTATCGGCAAAGCTCCGTGGAATAGAGGATATAAACTTGAAACAGATATCGAGCTCGCAAGCGTGGCGTTGTATTCAGACGTTGCAATGCGAGCCATTGCTCGTGCCGACCGTAAGGTTATGACCGAATTGTCAAGAGCGGTCCGCAAACACGTTACTGACCCTAACGCAGAAGTACTGAAGAGAACGAATTTCTTGACGGACCAGATGTTGCAGGATATGTACTTGACGTTGTCGAAGTACAACGACTTAATGTATTCCGAACTGGTTCGCAATGGATATGACGTCGACACAGAACAACTCGACGGTAAGTCAGTTGTCGAAAAGAACGAGATTCTTTCTGAGGCGTACGCTGAGATTCCGTATTCAGAAAGTGTTTGGTCATATATTAACGAACTTATCGACGCGTACGTGTCTGAGAACGGTCTTGACGTATCGGACAAAGATACGCAAGAGTTTATCGCCGACGCGTTTTGCGACGTGCAATGGGACGAGAAGTCGAAGAAGTTCGTACCGTTGCCTCAGATCGACCCTGTAACGAATGACCAGTTCATCAGGACGAAAATCGATTTGCGCAAAGACGCGCTCATTGCACTCGGAAAGTCAAAAGCTGACGCCGAAGCGCAAGTAAACAGCGCTACAACTGTGCGATTCGGAGCAAATGACATTATTTCAAATGCAGGAATGTATGCGTGTAATGGGGAAAATGCTGCGAGCGTATCAGTTGTTTTGAACGCCGACCCCACCGCAACAGACACGACGGGCAAATCGACCGTCATTAAGGCTGGTTCGACTATTGCGAATCGATTCGTTAAAGCGTTTGAAAGAAATCTTACCGACGACGTGATGGCCGAGAAGTACGGTAAGTTCTTCCCGGTATTGAAAACCGCCGAAGGACCGAGTCTTCATACAGCGTTGACCGAAATATACAACAAACTGAGTTCCGGTCAAGCATATCGTGAAATCACTATCACGTCGAACGGTACAAGCGTGAGCGCACTCAACGACGTTACGTTGATACCTGTAATTTACCACGAGTTCCGACATCAGGTGGCCGACATATTCGGTATGGACGCCGGTACGAACATAAACGTTGTACGTAGTATCGTTGCTAAAATGAACGAGACACAAGTACGTACGATGATGAGGAACATTTACGAACATCGTAAAGAGTTGCTCGATGCCGGCGTATTCGCTGAAGACGGTAAACTTGTAAAGAAAATCGAGGCACAATACGACTCGACAAATAACTTCGAAACGGTCACGAAAGAAGTCCGTGGCTTGCTGTCGCAATGCATTTACCAGATGAACTACGGTGAAATTTATGCTCGTTCTGGTAGAGCGGTGTTGCAAGAAAGCGTGCCGTTGTGGACAACCGCTAAGAAGAGTGAAACCGGCGTAAACGAGTTCGTTGCCAACCAGACGATGAAAGACCTCGGGTTTACTGAAGATACGGTCAACGTTCAGAACACGACGTCGCAATATTTGCCGGAAGATGTGAAAGGTCTCTGGGAAGAGATCGACACGACCGATTCCGATACTCAGCGCGAACGTCAAGCCGTAATACAGTTAGAGAAGTTATTTGAAAACGACTACGCCCGTTCGATTCTCGGCAAATTGTATACTGAAATCATCGGGTTCGACTTTGACACTCAATATGCAGAAGGCGTTAAAAACGGTGTTCCGGTTATGAGTTGGTTTATTCCGGGCTTTACCGTGAATCCGACTATATCGCTAACATTCTTGAAGTCGTTGTTCATTGCCGATCCGGAACTGTTTGCAGAATATACGAGCATTGTCGCTAGAGGTTCGACGGATTTAATTCGTACACTCATTCAAAAGCAAGCGATTCAAAACATCTTCGCCGACCCGTTAATGCGTGAAACGTACGGCGACGCGTTCCTTGAAAAATTCCTAGACCTCGAAAATCGATATCCTGCTTCGTACGGGTTCAAGAGTACGATCAAAGAAACTCTCGCTGAATCCAACGGTGTTAATGATTTAACTGCTGCTGAAGTCGACGATCCGCTTGTTACTATCGGAGCATTTAGCGGTACGCGAGCACGCGAAGTTGCTAAGTACTCGTTCACATTAGGGGTAACAATAAGAGAAGCGAGCAAGAACATTGCCGGATTCTTGAAGAACGGCGACCTGAGTGGAATGTTCGATATAAACGCGTACTCGTTAGAAGGAATCGACGAAATTCGTTCAGTGCTCGCTGACAAAACGAATCCGAAGCTCCATCACGAGTACAACATAACTGAAGATTATTTCTCAGGCGATACGTGGGCTCGTACTGTTAACTGGTACTTAATGAAACGGTACTCGGTAATGTACGACCCGGTAACGAAATCATTTGTTCCGATGTTCTCATTGCCGACACAAATGTTTTCAGGCGTGAAGAAAGCGTACACCGTCGACGGCAAAGAGGTCGAAATCGACTTTACGCAACACGTTACACCGACGGCTAAGAACACTATGAAACCGTTCGGCAAATCGCCGTTTGAATATACTAACTACGTTGGCAATGACGCCGTTGATAATTTCGGTCAAGCGGTTGTTGTGCGTGCGGAAGATATTATTGACTTGTCAAATCTTCCTAAAGAATTACGAGTGAGATACAAAGATATCCCGATTGTTTTCGCAAAGAACGACGCGAAACCGTTCACGATCGACGGCCGTCCGTTTGGCTTGAGAGCAAATATTCCTATCAGAACCCGCGAGTCGTACTACGACGGCGAAGTTATAGTAGTTGCAGTCGACACTTGGTTTGATGAAGCCGGCAACCCTGCCGCAACAGCCGCACACGAATTCGGTCATGCGATTACCGATATTGGTAGTCGTTCTATAAATATAACGAAATTCGCAGAGAGAATCGATAAATATCTTCCTGAAGGAACATCTGCTCGCACTGCGCTTGCCGAAGCACTTGCCGCCGCACTTGGTACACCGGACAACGTCGAATCATACATGGACTCATGGCAAGCAGCGTATGCGTTCTATCGAATATTGCAATGCGAACGAACTACCAGAGCACCGTACCGTATTATTGCCGAGCGCTTTCCGACGCGCCTCGAAACCGATTTGAGTACTGGTAAAATAACTCGTGTCGGTAAATTCGCCGACCCGTCGCTCAATATGTTCTTTTTAGGAATATTGCCGGCGTTTACAGCGTCCGGTGTATACTTCTACACCGCGAAGAGCAATGCACAGAAAGCAACGGACGTCGCGTATCAAGTCGAAACAGACCTTGGACTGAGTGTAAACGAAACTGACAGCTTACGAGCATACGGCTTCTCAGATGAGTTCATCGATATATACTCAACGGGTCGAATGACGAACAACGACGTCAGACGTTTGATTTACAGCGATAACATCGGTAACGCCGACGCGTGGAACTTCGTTACGACGGTATTGTACCCCAACGAACACGTGAGCGAAGCGTTGTCAGGCACGATACAACGCAACTTGAAAGATATCCCGGAGTTGCTGCTTATCATATATTCGATGGGCGACAAGAAAGGAACGTTCAAATCGTTGCAAGACGTTATGGACGCGTTCAACGATGTGCTTGCCGCTGACCCGAACGTCTACACGAAATACTCAAAGCTCGTCGATAAACTGTTGACGAACACGAACGTTGCGAGTGGAACGGCGAACGTATGGTTGTTATCGTACGACGGACCGATATTGACCTACGACTGCGCGAAAGCATACGTCGACCAAGCGAAATACGGCTTCACGCCTGACCTCAAAACGACCGCGATCGAGGTAACGACGTCTGAAGGAAAGGACGTTCTTATTACGGATATCAACGGTAAAGGCGTCACGGAATCGACCGAAGATATCGCTATTCGAAATCTTGAAGAACAAGGCGTCGACGACGTTATTCCGTCGACAGAGCTTGGTATATCGAAAGACGAGTTTATGAAGCGGTACAAAGAAGGTATCGCAGGTATGAGCGACAAACAGCGCATTCACGCTTGGGACGTCTTGGAACTGCGTCAAGCAAAAGCGGACTTGAAAGCGAAGTTCGGTGACGAATGGAACGACGTCCGAAAGGAAATGCAACAGTTGTTGCAGCCGCAAGACCCGAAATACAAGTTATCTACGGTCCATCAGCACATTCTCAACAGAATACGCGCTCAGGCAAGTAAAGCCAGAATGAACAACATTGACGTCTCTGGACTTCCTCAGAAAGGCGTAGACTACAACTTGTACACTGACACTGACACGCTGATGCTCATCGAAGAGACGTACGCAAATTACGTCAAGGATAGAATCAACGCGAAAGAAGTTGCTGAAGTCAGAGCTACGCTCAACATCAAACCTGAAAACGAAGGTGTGAAAGGAGTCAAGGAATCTGCTCGTAAGAAAGCTAAGAAAGGCGCACCTGACACGCAGCAAACGCCTGTCGACAATATGGAAGACGTTCCGGTTAAAGACGGAGTTATTCCTGTTGTTATTCCTGAAGATACGGACACTGACGTTGATACAAAATCTGAAAGCGACACTGAGACGAAGAAGGTCAAGAAGCCTAAGAAGCCGAAGCCGGTATCACCGTTCGATTTGCCTCCTGAATGGAAGAAAGTATTTGAACCGAAACCGTGGAAGTGGGGTGAAGAGTACGATTACGTATCACCCTTACGCGCAATGGGTTTCTCAGACGATTTTATCGAGCACTTGGAAACGCCGGTAACGAGTGAGGGTACGGTCATTAACAAGTTTTGGGTTGAAGAACGTATCAACTCGTACAACGGCACTAACCCTGAAGTTATCGGTAACGCTACAGCGTGGGCCGTAGTGTTGCAATGGTTATATCCGAATTCACCGTTCAAGACGTTAGACCAGTTACAACAAGCTCTGTACTGGTTGCCTCGATTTGCATCGCTCGACACGACTTCGACTGGTGTTCGCGATATGGCGCTCGATGGGTCAACGGTCAATGAATATTTTGACGAAGCCCAATGGACGCAAATGCAGACAGCGATCGAAGGATTGATTAAAGACCCGTCGAATAAAATACCTTTTCACCTTATCGACGAGATGAAATTGCCGTTGACGGTCCAAAACGTGTATGCGTTCCTCTTGAAACTTACCCGCAATCTGGGTCAGCACAGTCCTCTTGCTGCAGCGATCGAGATACAGCAAACGACGAACAAGTTGACGCCGGAACAACGCCGACAAGTGTATGACCAGATATTACTTAAAACCGGTAAAGACGCTCACGACGTTGAAGCAATGGACCAAACGGCGAAACGTGTCGCACAGAAAGAAGTCTCAGAAATCGAGAAGCGCAAAGAAGCGTATAAGCTGCAACAAGAAACGAACCTCGCGAACGCCGTTGATAATGCGAAGATTCGTAACGCTGCTCTTGCCGAAGCTGAAGAAGCGTACGAAGCAAACAAGAACATAAAGGTCGAGAAATCTAAGAAAGGCGGTCGCTTGATCGAAGCAACGAACTTAACGACTGGCGGTCCGGACGTCAAATCGAATCGTAAACCGAAAGATTACGTCCTGAGCCCGAACACGAAAGAACGTTTCAATAAACTCAAATCGTGGCGTCCGAGCAGAAACCTCAGGCCGATCACGGATATTGAACAGTTCAACAACGCATTCAAAGCTCAGTTGATGGAATGGAGTAACGAGTCGATCGTTGACTTTATGGATATGGTCCGCGCGAAGTACCAGAATCTGAGTGACTACCAGCGTCTTGCGATATTCTATACTCTCGCAACGTTGTACGAGTTCAACACGAATATGTCACTGACGACTCGTGACCTTGTCGGTCAGTTCAGGAAACGACTGTCAAGTAGCTCTGGTACGTTGCTTGCTGCACAATCGCACGTTGAAAATACACAAGCCGACGCCGACCGTTACCGTGAAGCTGCTCGTAAGATGGGTATCATTGCAGACGAAGAGTTGCTTGCAGCGTTTGTCGACGCTCGTCGTTCTGGGGACTACAAGAAAGCAATGGAAATACAACAGCAACTGTTGCTCGATATGGCGAACAAGATTCCTAAGATACGTGAGTTGCTGAAACAGAAACGTTATCACGAAGCTCTTAAAATCATCACTCGTCGTATCAACTCGTTCAGGTACACTGCGATGTTGTCGAACCCGGCAACGCACGTCAGGAACTTAACGTCGAACATTGCTCTCAGTGGTATAAACGAAATAAGCGAACGTCTTGCACAACGTTTAGCGGTCAAAATCAACGAGAAGCTTGGAATCAAAGGCGAGTTCGTTCTCACTGCGAAACGTCATAAGTTCAAGGATATTCCGTCTGACGTCAGGGCGTATATCGATCAGAAACTTATCAACAATGGTCGTCTCGACGCTATCTTGAACGGCAGTAAGTTCAACCCAACGAGCGACAACGTTATCGAGAATATCACGAACGCGTATCCGTTCTTCGGTGACGACGTCGTGAACAAAGCGTTGCAGAAGTGGTACACGTTCACGTTCGATATGTTGAGCAAAGGCGACGCGATATTCCTCGGCCGCGAGATACAGATACGTCTCGCACAGTACCTTGAATCACTGAATAAACCTCTTAAAGATATAAGCAAAGACGACTTCGAGATGTTACTTAACATGGCTCTCGATGATTCGCAACAGTTATACCTCCGTAAGTCGAACAACTTCACGAAGTGGTATGCCAAGATGTCGTATGAATTCCCGGTCCTTGGATTGCTGTTCACGTCGTTCTTGCCGTTCGCGAAGGTCACTGCAAATATCACGTCGTTCTTGATTCGATTCTCGCCGTTCAACTGGGTGAAAGTCCTTGCAGACGCTGCAGCGTATAAGTATCAGACGCAAACATTGTTCATTGAAACAGTCGAAACGCGTGTCGACCCGATCACCGGTAAGACGTACGAAGCTCTTATCCAGAAGAAAGTGATGCGTGGCGGTGACGCTGACAAAGCACGTCAACGTGGAAGTCAGTTGTACGATATCGTTCCGCAGTTCGCGAACATCATCGGTCGAGACATTTCCTCAGCGACGATAGGCACTGTCCTGTTCGCAATGGGCATTGCTGCTGGTCTGAGTGGCGTACTTGACTGGGACGAAGATACTTACGGCAACCTCGTCATTCGTGTAGGCGATTACGCAGTCACTATCGACTTGCTGTCGCCGGGCATCAGTGCGTTGCTCCTTGGCGCGTCGATCACGAGCAAGACGAAAATGAACGACAAGACCTGGGACACGTTCGCAGACGTGTTGAGCAACCTGACCTTGCTCGGAACATTCGACGATATCTTGCGATATAACGATAACGTCAGTGACGTCGTTGCGAGTGCGTGGGGCACGTACCTGTTACAGTACGTTCCGGCGTTGTTCAAGAGCATCGCGCGTGTCATCGACCCGAGCCTTAAGAAAACAGGGTCGAAGTGGTATTACCGTCTTGCCGCTGCACTTCCTGGGTTTACGTACCTCGTACCGAACAGAGTCGACCCGTACACCGGTGAGTATATCAATGACGACGGAACACATCGTTGGTTGAACTTAATGCAGATCGTGTTGCCTACGAGAATTATCAAGGAAAGTACGAATTACCTCGAACTCGAAGCGATACGACTCGGCTCGACGACCACTGGACCGAGTGGTAAACTTAAATTCAATGATGATGAGATAAAACTCACTGGTAAAGAAAAAGAGCATTACGAACAGAGACGCGGGGCATACGTCAGGTCGTTAGGCAATAAGATGGTTTCGAGTAAAGAATACTTGGAAGCGCCCGACGAGTTGTCGACAATGACGAAGAAAGCCACAGGAAAGCGTGATAGAAAAGATATGCTTGAATGGGTTTACAGTAAAGCAAGTAAGTATGCTAAGATTGAATATTGGTTGAATAAAGGGAATACGTACACTACTTCAAGTGCAGAAGAATATCAAGAGTTGGTCGCGATATTCGGACCGGATAAAATCAAATTCAGAAAAGGCGGAAAGCTGCTAACGAAATTTACGAAATAAAAAAAAATACCCTCGACATTACGTCGGGGGGTATTTATATTTAATGGAGACAGATGAAATTCGGAATGAGCTCGTGTGCGTACCGGATATAGAAATCGTAATCGATATCTAAGTCCTTGAGATTATACTCAGAAATATCGCCGTTGATTAAGATTATATTGTCCGGGCAATCTGGGAAACGGTGCGCGGAGCCGTCTTTAATTTTGTACAATGTACCGATGCCGCGGCGTGATACGACAAATCGATTCGTGTTGTTGACCTCGAGTTCTTGTGTGTTGGTCTTGTATATCGTCCGTTCAAACGAAGTACCGCTCTTGACGCACATTGCAAAGTCCATTATGTCGGTACAATTACGAACCGTTTCTTCGATCGGCGTACCGTCGAGCAAGAGCTTGAACGCCGCAATATGAGATATCGCGTACGACGCGGGTTTTAGCCTGTCACGCTTCGGATATACCCACGAACCTTTGCTCTTCGATTGTCCGTTGTCTTTAACGAAGATGTAGTTATTGACGTTGTTCTGAACAAGCATTTTGCCAGCGTCGACCTCAAACGTGAAGCCGATGCGTTTGTTGATTTTCTCGACCGCTTCCTCAAAGCCTTCCCAGTTAGGTACGTATAAGAACGCGCCATCGGTATTTGTCTGAAGTACTTCAGTACCCGGGAATTGTTTCTTCAAGTCGTTGACAACAGCAATCAAGAGAAACTCACCGACCGCGCACATCGTAATGATACGCGACGGGTCGTAGAATTTCGAGTACTTGTTGCGCATTGCTCCAGAAACAGCGTTGATGAGGACTTTGTACTTATCACGCAGTGACTTCGCTTGTTTGGCCGACTCGAAATCACCAGCCGCTTCGTACTCAGCAACCTTGACCTTTAAGTCACGAACAGCTTTTATCATATCACCGAATATTCTCTTGCCAGCTTCGTCCATACCACGTGGCATAAGGTCGAAGTTCATAAGCATATTCGGGTAATACTGCGTAACGTCAATCGAGAAGATTCGACCGTTCTCGTTGCTCTTAACGATAATCGGTTGCTCGAAGTCACTATGCACGCCGCCAACACCGAGCTTGTACACGTCGCCGTCATACACGAACGTACGCACTTCGTTCTGGTCTTCCAACAGGAATGCGAACGGGTCAACACCGTCGAGCATTTCCTTGATGTAATCAAGAACGTAGATCGAGGAGCGTTTGTCCTCTGCAGCAGTGCACGGCGTTTTTCGTACGCCGGTCGCTTCTGCGGTGAGTCCTTGCATCGTGCGCTGATACGCTTTCTGAAGAGGAATGTTGTAATGTTCCGAGACGTATTCGTGTATTGAGAAATATCCTTCGCGGTCGTGGAACAGTTGTAATGCTGCATTTGTGTCGGCGTGGCAATACTCGATGATTTCCATCTTGTCACGCGGACTGAGATTTTCTTTACCGAACGGAACGCTTGACTCGACGATCGACATACCTTGATTCGCTTCATACATTTTCAATGAGCCGAATTTCCAGTCGCTGTACAAGTCAATCCAGTTCCAACGGTAATGCCCGAAGTGTGACGTCCACTGTGTCGAGACGTCGTGAATAAGATTATCAGACACTTCGTACACTTCTGAGGGAGTACAACCGCTTACGATTGCATACAAGATGTACAAGTCGTATGAGCGGATATTGAAGCCGATAAGACGGCAATTTGCAATTAAGAGACGCAGGGTACGTACCGCTGCAGGGTCGTCGGACGTGATAACGCTGATTTTGTCAGGTGTATCAACACGACGAGTGCAGCAGCACCACCAGTTAGGGAAGACTTCGAAGTCGAAGATGATGTTAATTAGTTTTGTTGTCGACATAAGTAAACCTCAGTACAGTATTCTGTCCAGCGTCGTCGGGTAATTTGGCGCTAGTGATGAAGAGCAGTGAACACAACTCAGATACGAAACTATGTTTTCCTATCGGGCGCATACCGTTAAGCTGACAATACAACGCGTATTCCGCGAAGACAGAGCCAACGTCTCGGCCAATAATCGAGTCGCGAGTGATGTTCTCGTCGTCGATGTATTCGGACAAGGCCGATTGCATACGCTGGTAAGCTTGCAAGTTATTGTCAACCACAAACGAGCGAGTGAGTTCTCCGCGTTCAAGAGCGGCACGTATTGCCGACGCTGCAAGGTAAATCAAATACTCGAAGTCGGCTTCGCTCAGCTTGTCACAGAAGAAGGTCGTCGGCTTTTGTATCTTAGTATTCATATCGATGAGCACTAAACGACGCATAAAGCCCGACGTACGGTCAGCAGTGTTCGGTAGCTTGTTCGTAGTGAAAATCATTGTTGCGTAGTTCGAAAACGACGCCGGGTGACCGAACTTACGTTGTATCATCATACGTTCACCTGATACAAGTTTCTTGATAAGAGACGAATCGTTGATTTTACCAAACGGGATATCGTCGCCGATATTGACGAGCTTTCCTACAAGCTCCCACGGGTAAAACGTATTTTCAAGGTCCTGCAGCGACAAGAATGACGCGTTCTCTTCACCGACGAGTGACGTAATGATACGTAATAACGTCGATTTGCCCGTTCCGCCTTCGCCGTAGATAAGATACATCTTTTGGAACAATGCTCTTTTAAGCAAGCAATCGCCGATCATTTCGAGTATAATCGCTCGTTTCTGAACGTCGTTGTTCGAGCACATATCCAAGAATGCGTTCATAATCGCGGTAGGTGGAGCGTTTTCGATATAGTTGTGGTTTATGTGTGTCGACACAAAAAGCTGTTGCGAGTGCGGGAACGTTTCCCCAGTCTTAATATCGAGTACACAGTTGTTAAAAGATATGAAGTGCCAAGCGTCGTTCATTTCGTCTTCGACAAGTGGCGCTTTGGTCAGAAGGTGTTTGTACACTTCCTCACGGCTCGTTGAACGGAATTGCGGAGCATACTCAACAGAGATTTCACGTTCAATGAAACGGTCTGCGATAGGCTTGTAATAACGCCCATCGAACACGTACAGTCGTTTCTCATCGCTGTAGAATTGTTTGTCAAGCAGCATTTGACGCGCAACGTCCACTTCTTGCTCGGCAAGAGTCTTACGTTTGGCGCCGGTGTTCGGTGCGGTGAGATTCGATTCACGCAATACCGTCGAGTTGAGTTCAGCGTTCGATAACGGCTTCGCAAACAGACACTCGTTTATCATTTGCCCGATAGCGGACAATGAGTTCACGTCGTTCGTCTTGCTCTTGATACGGTTTATCCATCTGAACAATGCATCGTTCCGGCCGTCGCCTTCACCTAAACCCATAAGGTTGACGTCATCGAGATTGATCGACCCTGCTTGACCGAAAGGGTATAACGGAACCGGCAAGTAGTCGACTTGTTCGTCGAGATGAGTCCACTCACGATCAGGGTCATTGAGCGGCAAGACGATATATCCACGTCCATCGACGCGGTAGTCGACTTCTAAGGACGACATCGTAACGACGTGTGATGAGTTAGTGATTGTCCGAGCGATGCGCACTTCCGCAGGCAACCGAAAGATGAAGTGCATTCCGCGAGATGTTTTGAAGTAACAACAATGAATGTCGTTCAACTCAACATATTTTCTGACCGCGTTCGCAGTGGTCATATCGTCACAGTCGACAACACAATGTCCTTCGGACACTATCCAGCCGACTCGTTGATTTGGCCCAACGTACAACGTTTTGTAGGGGTACTTTTGAATGCCCTCAGGTGTCTTGTCACCAGCTTTAATCAGACGGTAAACTGAGTTAGGAAATATAGTATTGAATCTTTCAAATTCAGTCATTCTATACCTCCGAGTGACGTGTCACCGAGCGCAAGTACTCGTCGATCGTCTGTTTCGTTTGAACAGCGTGGTACACTTTCTCGTCGATCGTTCCTCGTGAAATCAACGACGTGAAGTACGTTTCCTTAGTCTGTCCAACGCGATAGATACGTCCTTGCATTTGGGTCCATTCAATGTAGCTGTAATCATACGAATACATCACCATTCGCCGCGCCCACGTTTGAAGGTTCAGTCCTTCGCCGCGGCTTATCTGTCGTAAGAATATATTTGCATACGGCAGCAGAGATACTTCGTCTGTTACAGTTCGGTTTTCTTCGGCAAGCATTCGTTCGATCATTTCCTTTTCGTAGATAAACGAATAGGCAATAATGATGTTCTCATCTTTGTGCTCGCGAATATATTTCCGCAGTGCTTCGATTTTCGGATTCTTGTCAGGGCATAAGTTCTTAACAAGCTGTTTCCCAGTATCAATATCGTTATAATAAATGAAACCGCCTGCAGCTTGTCTTGCCTTCGCGCACGCTTCAAGTTTCGCAACGATAGAGATATCCTCATCACTCAGAGCAATAATACCTGCTTCAATTGCAGAATACTCAGGCGTTGCCATACCGTCGACATAAATCACATCTTCGTGACGCTCTGGTAACTTGTGAACGTCGTCCAGATTGATACTGTCACAGTATTGAGCGAACGTCGAACTAAGCTCGTCGGCAAATTGTAATCTGACCGTCGTCGGCTTACTGATGTTCTTAGTACCATACCGCGTTGCCACTGGGAACGAATACGTATTGTAATAACGCCCAATGAACGCCGAGTCAGGGTACTGGAACTCAGCAACACCCATATTACGCAGAATACGGAAGGTGTCGATGTACGAGTTAGCAGCGATCGTTGCTGACGCTCCCCATACGACTTTCGCTTTCTTAGACAGCTTCGCAGCAATGCGCGCAGTCTGAGTGTTACAACCTTTGATTTTGTGGCACTCGTCGAAGATGATATAGTCGAACGTAGGGAGGTTTGCAATACGAGGGAACATATCGTAATGCAAATATGTCACGTCGTGATTGATAGGAATACCGAGCTTTTCCCACATATCGAAGCGCACTGACTTCGGGGAAGCAATGAGAACTTTGCCGCGTGGCAATTGGTTGAGAGCTGCGATGAGTGCAAGTGTCTTGCCTACGCCGCAGTCCCAGTAGAGAATGTATCGTGGGTGTGATAAAAGTAAATCGACGCCAGAGATTTGATAGTCGAATAAATCGTACTGACGTCCAGAATTATCTGTTAGTATCATTTAAGTTATTCTCCAAACTATTCAGTTCTACAATAAACTTATCAAAATCGTTTACAACTAACGCTATTCCACCCGCTTTCGTGATGTTCGCTAGTTGTATTTTCTGATGTTCCGATAAACCGTTCTTACGGCCGGGGCGCTTGACTTCGATGCCGATGAAATGTCCACGATAACACGCAAGTATATCGGGTATTCCACGAGGCATTTCGGGCGATGCTGCTATCTTAACAAACCACGCCCTGCGCCGCATAAGTTCGGTCTTAATGAGATTCTCGAGTTGTTTCTCCGGACCCGCTGTCGACATCGTTGTCCTCCTCGGTGGCCTTCAAGTTCAACACTGCCGATAAGGCGCTGATAACCATATACAGGTGTGACGCGATTTCGTCGGCGGCTTCGCTGTCAGGCATTTTAGAAGCATTGAGCAATGACGCACTTGTACCGTATTTCAAAAACCACTTATCGTATTGTTTGAACTTGCGCTTATTACGAGAACACGCGAAGACGTAAATACAATATCCTGACGGATCGAGTTCTTTGATTTTCTTTAACAGAGATTCTGTGAGCGCCGGAACGACGGTAACTGTTCCGTCAACGAGTCTTTCCTCAGTGGTAAATGACACTGGAATATCTTTGAAAATGCCATCGTGCTTTGAGCTAACAAGCTCGTATGTTGGGGCATCGAAAATGATTATCATACTGTCTCCTTATAAGTTTTCTGCAATGTGGACTTTGAGAACGTCCGATGCATATTTCACGCGGCACAACGGGTGTCCGCTACAAACGCTATACGCTTCGTATACTGTAATGATTTCGTTGAGCATATCCTTGTCAGGCGAGAGAGGGTGTTCTTCTTCACGCTTTGCAATTCGATCAGCGGTTGACTCAACGTCCTCAGGGACGAATATCGTCAGCCCAGAGCCGAATCGGGATATGAATTTTTCGAGAAAGATACATTGCTTGATACTCAACGAAGAGCGTTTACGTTCGTAATTTCCGTGGACCCACTCAGACACAAAACAACGGTCAACAACCGCGTTCTTATGAGTGAGTTCGAAAATGACGTACTTCAAGACAATGTACCAGCCGCGCTTGATTATGGGTCTACCGTTGTGGTAATACTTAAAGCCATAATTGACAAGCTCGTTTGCAAGAGTTGTTTTGCCTGTTCCGTTAGCTCCATCGAGCCAGATGTTATTTGGCATTCTTTACCTCCGACATTGTCTTCAAGAGCTTGAATTGGTTGTTCACTTCACAAAGCTGATCGATCGCGTCGTTCACTGTCGGTGCCGTCGTCAAAATCGGTAACAGCTGGTTCCAGTCGATCGGGTCGAGAGCTTTGACCGGATAGAAGCGTTCCTCACGGCAAGAGATTCGTGTACTCAGCGGTGACTCGATAAACTCTTTCACGTCACCCGTATACAAGTGCACGTTGCCGGCAATGAAATGAAGTTCGCCGTAGTCGAGCCCAGCGTTCGCAGCACAGACTTGCAGCAGTAACGTGAAGAACGGCAAGTCATACACAATGCCTTTCCATATATCGGAACTGCGCATATAGACTATTGCGTCAAGACCGTCAGTCAAATCATTGAATGCGAATTGCAGCATAACGGTGCAACAAGTGTCTTTGGACGGAGTCTCCGGCTTCAGCGGCGGCTTGATATGAATCACTGCTTGACGAGTGAATTGGTCCGCTTTGAGCAAGTTGATACAATATTCCAGTTGGTTGAAACCGTAAGCGTATTGTACTTTGTGACCGTAGTTGCTGTTAACGTGGACACCGTCATCTGACAACGATTTCCAGATGTTCTTGCCGGCATTCGTTTCGAACGATTCCCACGTATCTTCGCCTTTGATATACCAACGAAGTTCGGCTACAAGGTAACGGAGCGACATCGCTCTTGTTTCCGACAATACAAGCGGATATCTCGTATCAGTCAGGACAGAGTGATGAGCGATAAGAAACGTTGTTTCGTCACCACCCATATTCTTGCGGCAAGGATACTTCGGCATATACGGACTCGATAACCGACAGTACAAGTTTTCCCATAACTCCGTTGCGGTAGAGTATTGGTTTATGCGTTCATACGCTATCATATAGTTTACCTCGTTGTGTCCCGCTCAGCTGCACGCGGACGGTAATCTTTAATCTCAACGTCAGGCAATGCGGGGTGAATAATCTTGAATACAACCAGCTGGAAGTACGCAGTGCCACCGAAGAGCACGATATCCTCGTCTGAGAAGTTGTGTACCCAGACGTGAAGTGGCCCGGTGTAATGCGCGTCGATCGGCGGGTTTTGTATCAAGATTGGTAGATGAGCCCATTTGCTGCGAATGAAGATAAAGCCGGCAGTGAATGCGGGCAAATCTAGATTCGCAACTGAAAGCTCTATTGTTACACCCGAGTGCGCAGGAATGTGTACGTCTTTTTCAAGAGCGATATCAATACCAGCATCGGTCGGGTGTCCTTTTGTTAATTCGTTCATACGTTTCTCTCCTTTAGCTTAGTAATTATACGACGGTATGTTCTGTGAACAGTGGACAGTGACATTCCAGTAAGTTCTGCGATGTCCGTCTTAGTGAGTGAGTCGCAAATAAGCCATTCAACGAAAAGCTTTTCGTCATCGGTAAGGGTAGACACGTCAAGGTCTGTAATGCAAATCTCGTCAGTGAAATCAGAACAACTGTTCTGTGAGTCAGGAATATCGGCAACGAATATGTTGCGATGCTTTGTGAGTTCTCGTAAGATTTTACGATACAATATCAAACGAAACAAAGAATACGTCTGAAACGTTTCTTCTTTTTGAATCAGATCGTATATTGCGTCCCACGCAAGACTCTCAATGTCAACGCGGTAATGGGCACGAGAAAAAGTATACTCCATATCTCGTACCCCACGTTGAACCATAGACGACATTTGCTCGTCGGTAATCATTTACCGAGCGCCGCAAGTAAAGTCATTGCGTCATTGACGCGAGCGATGTCTTCAGGGTTTTCCAAGAGACCTGCGGTCGCGAAGACATAATTCGAATAAGGAATGTTCGTTTTGCTCGTTGCTTTGGTCAGCGAAATGAGCACGCGGTAATCGCGTAAACGCTTCCTTGCCATAAGAACTTGTGTCTGGAACTTCGCAAGGTTGGACAAGCTCGTTGAAGGTAAGTTGATGACTCTGGGAATTCGTTCGCCGTCCAGCAATACGTAGAGCAGACGACGGTTTTTGCAAGCTTTGCCTCCGTTCTTGCCGCTGCCGAATTGGTTGTAAGTGCATTTCGCGCACTCGTGTTCGTTGCCATCTTTGTCGACGCCTATGACGCCATCATTCGACGAACAATCGGGCGGAACAGCGGTTCCATCGTAGTCGTCAAGATACATAACGTTCGACGGGAAGCTCTTCAAGATAACGCAATCAAGCGTTTTCATCGGAGCAGTGGTCCCGGTAGTGGGGTCTTCGATTTCGAAAATCGTACCGCCAGCTGTCGGGGTATTGATTTTCATAAATTCGAGTTGCAGCCCGTCGGCATCTGCGAATACTTCGCTGAGATATTCTTCGGGACTTTGTGCGACAGGGCCGAGAGCGTTATCGGCGGGAACGGTTGTGACAAGTTTGTTTTCGACTTCTTTTTCCATAAGTGTCTCCTATTTAGATTTGGTAAAACTGATGTCGTTGTATTCGAAACCTGAAAGAGTGCTTAACAAATCGGCAGGAATTTCGCCGTATATTGTTTTCAGATCAGAACAGAACGCATTGAGCTTCTTTGAATTGATGCCGTATAATGCGGCGGTGTGATACTTTGAGTCGAGTTCGTTGAACTTCTCTGGATCGATAACTGAGTACGAATACTTGGTAACAACTGTCGCTGTCTTGCCGTGAGCAGACGCAGCAGTCAGACCGTTCTCGTTCAGTTGTGTGATTATCAAGTTCTTGAGCGAAGTTCGACGGGCTTTGAGCGACTCAAGCTGTTGTGATACTTGCGCACATTCATCGTTGATTTCGATGAGTTGTGCGATTAACTCGTTCATTTCAGGCATAGTCGTCATATACAGAGTTCATCGGCATCGATAAACGCTTCGGCAATAACCGTCGAGTTAAAGCCGACTTCCTCTAAGATATCCGCCAGGTCGTCCATACTATTGGCGATGGCAGAGTCATACGTTTCCTCATAAGGAATACCAAAGGCGTACGTAAGCTGTTCAGTGCGGACGGTTCCATACGGAGTGAGAATAAACATTGCCCAGCGGCAGTTGCGACGATTCACAATGCACAACTTGTAACGGTTGTCAGAGTTCACGAACGCAACTAACTCGCGGACGAATGCTCCATTGGTCTGTTCATACGTAGGCAAAGGCATTGCCGACATAATCTCGTTGACCTGCTGCAATGGATATATCCCCCGTAGACATTCCGCAACAATCTTGTGTGCAAAATATCTCGGGACCATATTATTCCGCCATTGCGTTTGCTACGTCTTCAGCGATTTTGTTAAGCTCGCTCTTGGGTTTGTTTGCAGCTTTCGCCGTTTCGATTTCCTCAATGAAGCCGGTGTTGATTGCCGCAACAAGAGTGTTGAAGATCGTGATTTCGTCTTGCGTCAAGAACTTTTCATATCCTTCGGGAACTGTTACGCTGGGAGCTTTACGTTTGCGCCCTGCGCTTCTGCCGGCAACGAGAGAGTTCTCTTCGAGCGTCACGACTTTGTCTTCAAGGTCGCCGATGTTGACGAACGATTTGCCGAAGCCGAGTTTCTTGATGTTCACGGAATATTTACCGCTGCTTTCTTTAACGATGGGGCAAACAATCACGTTTTCGTCGTTTTCTTTCTGTGCATAAGCACGTTTTTCAGTTGCTACAATTTTCAATGTTACCATATTAACCTCCTTGTTGGTAAACATATTTTTGTCTTGGTTGTGTCCGAACCACATTTCCGCCGCGTTCTCTGGGAGTGGCGACGGAAGGGCCGGTGAGATGTCAGAGCCATATACATTGCTCGACGATAACGCCTCTTTAATTTCTTTGATTTTGTTTGGGTCTGTAACGACTACAGGTTTATCGTCAATCATATTTGCCTCTGGCACAGGGTATTGTTTTTTAATACAATTTTATTTTTTAGCATCGTCAAACGTAACAATGACGTCGTATTTGACGAAGTTGTCTTTGACTTCCGGGTCTTTATACGTTTCACGGGGTACAACGCTAACTATCGCAATGGGCAGCGTAACGACCTCAGGATATTTCTTGGCGCTTTTTGAAAGGTCGGCCATCACGTCGACGCCATTGTATGGGGCAATGACGTTGAGTTCGATGTTCGGGTACAGAGCGTCTACGAGCTCCGGAAGGGTTTTACCTACAAAGGTTTCGGGTTTGGTTGCTTCAAAATCGACTGTGTTCATTCTTTTGTCTCCTTTTTATAAATTTCTTCGCTTATTTTGCGAATCTTTGCAAAAATGTTTGTGAGTGTTTGTCCGATCGACTTGCACTGGTGCTTCTCAGCCAGTTCTTGGACTGGAACGCCACACAAGTAATCGCACAAGATATCCCAGTGTTTGGGGTACAGTTTTTCTTTCGCTTTGGCCAGAACGTAGTTGACAACCATACGTTGGTCTGCCGCGGCGATCGAATCGAAATTCTTATCGGGAACATTACGTCTGTCTTCAAGGCATACTGTCGGTGAACGGTAATACCACCTGAAGATTCTTCGCGCTTCGGTATACATACGACGCTCGATGGACGCTGCTGCAAACGTTGAGAATTTATACCCAGTGGACGGGTCGTATCGTCTCGCTGCTTGCAGAAGTCCCAAGAAGCCCGCAGATATCAGCTCGTCGTAAAACCGCTCTTTGATATTTTGATACTTATCGAACTTGTGCCAGTACACGTAGTACACAAGCGGAATGTTCTCGGTACAGAGTTTCTCGATATCGACCGCGGGTTTGTCATTCGTAGACATTGTAGATTTCGTCCCCTTCTTCGATGGTTTCTCCGCACATATCACATTGTACGCCGTCTTCGTCGTGTACGTAATCTTTTGCTGTGAATACCTGTTCGCCACGAGATAACAACTCGAGGTAACATCTATAACAAATCGTCATACTTGCCTCCTTACAGAATGTTGTTGAGTTTTTCGATCAGCTCGTCGTAATATGCAATACTCTCGTTTAAGTCTTCGAGTTTATGCTCGGTTTCAGCGTCGTAGTGATCGAGCTTTTGATACGCCATTTCCGTGTCAAGCCGTCTGATTGCCAACTCAGCGCGAACGTACTTCACACAAAGAAGCGTGCGGTATTTGTCTTGGAAAGATAATGCTTTTGTTGACATACTTGCCTCCTTATTCAACGTACGTCAGGTTGAGTTGGTCTGCCGGAGAAAGACGTTCGGCGAGGTCGCCTTCTCTGGTTTCGAAATTGACGTCCACAAAGTCAGCTGCGTCAAGCACAAACTTTCCATTATAATACGCGTCGATTACTTTCTGTTCGGCTTCTTCTTGATTTTCCGCTTTTACCACCACGGGGCGGGTGAGTGTTTCTGTTACAAAAGTGTAAAAATACTTCATAGTGTCCTCCTCAATTTATAGGTTCAAGCCACGTTTTTGAGTTCACGTAGTTCTTGATGTCGGGGTTGTATTGCTCGCGGTCGATGTACGCGCACAATGCTTTACGTACGTCGTCTTCAGTGCCATAATCGAGGGCCGCCGAGATATCACGCGGCATTTCAAAGATACTTTCGTACGACATTACCTCTCGGTAAAACTCATACGGGTCGTATGCGTCGTAGCCGGTAGATTCTTCGTTATATTTTCTGTCCAGTATCAAATCGATAATCATATGTCGCCTCCTATTCCTTTTCAGGGTTTGTGAGCAACGAAAATATGTGGTCGATTGTAACAACCGGGACATATTGCTCGTCGTGGTATTGCCCGGTGCTGGTATCTCGCATTAAGAACGACAGAGAGTGTTTCTTGATTGTGTTTACGAACGTTTCCAAACGCATATTGACATACGACTCGATAGAGCTCGTTGCAACTTTGACGACGTCCGCGAGGTTCTCGTCAAGTATTTCCTTCAATGGTACTGCGCCGATCGGTGAAGACGCTTGTTTGTTGGAAGCATTCTGTTTCTCTGCCGGAATTTGAACGATACCCATATCCACGAGTTCTGTGGCGTAGCACGTTTCAAGACAATTCGGCGAGTCATAGAATTTACATTCTTCACAGACTTTTCCGATGCATTCACGTACGCGTGCTTGACGCAGTACGTCTCTGATAAATTCGATTTTTTCATTTCTGGTTGGCATAGTTATTCCTCCGTATTGTCGTATATGTTGTTTATTACTTTATAAGGGCACTCGTCCATCGTCTGCCAATCGTCACCGATATTGACTAAAAACGCACACGTTGCGCGATGCCATTCGACAACGCCCCGTGTTCCGTGCGGACTTTCAACAATATCGCCCTCGAAAATCTTGTTGCCGTTCTTATCACATATGCCTGTGAATTGTCCTATGGTTTCGGGAAGAACAGCATAAGGCCCCAAATAGCAATCGCGATTTATAACGTCGTCGTGTATTCTGTTTCCGTATACCCAGTCGTTGTAATCTACTCGTTTACCTCTGAATATAATGTCTCTCATTCCTTTACCTCCGCTTTCTTACACGCTTTAAGGCGTTTGCAATGAAAATCTTCTTCTTCCAGTGCGTAGTTGAACGCAACACAATAAGATGTTACTCCGTCGTCTACACACATGGGACAGATATTATAGGGTTTGTCGCAGTATTCGTCTGGGACTTCAAGTTCAACTTTTATCTTCGGCATTTTTACATTCCTCACGATTTTCTTGTAGACGTTCAATCGCTTGGTCAACGTGTATGTACGTCCACTTTCTTGTGTAGTCAGTTAATTCACCGTTATCACCCACAATGAGTTCGTTTTTGATTTCTTCAAGTTGGTCAATCATTTCTTGTATGGTCATTTTCATACTCCTTAATGAGTTCGTCGATCTTCTCGACTTCGACAACCTCACGACAATACTCGTTCACGTATGTTTTCTCTTTCAACTCGTTCAAGACGTTGATTGTTTCTTGCCTCGCGTTGCGCAGTTCGTCATCAAGTAAAGTACACTCGGTTTTGAGGTGGTTTATTTCTTTTTCTTGCTTTTTTATGAGCGCAAGCGCCGCGAGTTTTATTTCGTCGAAACACAACTCGAACGCTCCAAACGGACAACCATCACAAAGACTGTCAGGTGACCCACAACGTTTTAACCACTTCTTAAGCTCTTTGTTGGTCATTCCCGTTCCTCCATATACTTGAATTCGAATCTGTTGCAGGGCGTATGATACACGAGATACGCTCCGTCATCACGTATGATTCGATACGCACACGAGAACAAATAGCAATTCGCCCCGGTGATACGCATATCTTGTCCGCCGTGTTCTTTCATATCACGCAAGCAATATTTGTACGCTTTTTCTTTGTTATCAGACCACGATTGGTATACGTCATGCAATGATGTCGCGCTGCTATTGCAATATCTGTGAAACATCTCTTCTTGTTTCTGAGTTAGGTTACAAGGTCTTAACATTATTTCCTCCGCTTGTTACGCCTCGCCCGTCGCTCGTCGCTCGTTGGGCGGTACGTTAAGAATATTTTATTTTCCTTATGTTGACGCCACGCATTGAGCAGCGCCGTTGAAATCTTTTCTTGATACACGCAGCCTATCGTTATTATTGCACCGAGCAATGCTCCGATAAGCAGCCAAATGTAGAACGCCCATTGCAGAGACCCGAGGTACACGATCACCGCCGTTCCGAATATAGTCCAGAGCGTAGTGAGCGTGCGGCTTATGATTTGCACGATGACAAACGTCTTGGTTTTCATCGGCGTGAGTCCAGCGACTAAGCATAGCAAGTCATCTGGAAACACGGGGAACAAGAACATAAATACAAGTGTCGATACCTCTCGTCCGTGCAGGCGAGCAGTAATCTTGTCGTACTGTTCTTGTTTGATGAGTCTCAGTACAAACCTGAGTCCGAAGCGTCTCGCTAAGTAGAACGCGAGCAGAGAGCCAGCGAACTGTCCGATGAGCGTTAGCAGCAGACACTCCCACCACGGGAACAGCAGAGCTCCGAGTACTGTTACAGGCGTCGAACTTATCGGTATGAACGTTACCTGCAAGAACTGGAATATCGTGAAGACGATCGGCGCCCACGGTCCGCTATTCCGTATGGCTTCGAGTATTGCGTTCATTTCCTCAGTTCTGCCTTCAGGTTCAATATCTCAGTGGTCTGCTCGGTGATGGTATTGCGCATTAGGTTACATTCGTTGCGCAGTGCATCGGCAATATACGCAGTGGTGATGTTATACCCGAGTTCTCTGAGGTATTTCTTTACGTCAGATACCTCAATGTTGAGCACGTCAGCACAGTAGTTGAGGTCGTAGAACGACGATTCCCAGAGCTCAGCAAGCGAATTGTATATGTCTTCGGGTATGATAGACATATTGTCGAGTGCTGTTATCTTTACTATATACGACTGTGATTTATGATATTTTTCCGCAAGTTCCTTGTAGTTAAGTCCGTCGAGATAGTCGAGCAGAATGTTCTTGACGGTGTCGTTCTGTACGCGAGGTAGAGCTGCTTCGATATCTTCACGGCGCTTGTCGCGCTTTGTACGCAGAGGTATTTTATTCTTGCGCAATATCTCGTACGCGAGTGCTGTCGTGATACCAAACGTATCCGCAAGGTCTTGAACAGTCGGGACCGTTGATGAATAGAGGTATTGCTCGCAGAGCAGTTTATCTCGCTCGCTTCGTGAGAACGTCAGGACTTCCGCGTCGAATATCTCACGATCGGGCGTGCCACTGAGCGCAGGTAGTATCGTTTCGAGTGCAGTGGCGTCGCCGGTCAGGAAGACAATATCATCGTTCGCAATGTCGAATTCCCAATGCACAGTCCGGTTTGCGCACATAACGTGCAGTGTCTGTATGTCTTGCTCACGGTCTGCGTCTGTTGGTGAATCAAGCGTAATTTTCCATGTTTGCATTCTTAGTCCTCCAGTTTGAGTACGGCTTTCAGAGCTGACGCTGCTGCCTTCAGTCGTACAGAGTACAGGTCACAGCGACGGGCAAGTTCTTCGTTGTTGAGCGGGGTTGTGATAGGTCTCGATCGTATGACCATATTGACGTAATTCGTTGATACGGCGAACTCAGGGCAGAGTTCTCGCAAGTAGCTGCTGATGTCGGCGGCCGTTGCATGGTCCCGGTCAGTTGCAAGGCGATAAGCATAAGTATAGCGTATGAAGTCGTCTCGCGTAATGCGCGCTGCTTCAAATACTTCTTTCTTATCGTAGCCTTGGTATTGTTGTTTAAGTTCTGGTTCTTTCTTCATATTATTCGTAGTGTCTTTGTTCAGCGTTCAGCACGATTTGCCCGATGGGCAATGTGTAATGGTTGATGTCCTTGCGCGTCAGCGTATGAGCTTGTATCTTGTCGTAGAAGTTCCTACGCGCTGCGGGTCCAATCTCAGAGCGTATCTGACGATACAAGTAGCGATTCGTTCCGTCGTGATGATGCGCGTTGCAGCGGAGGTCATTGTACTCGTCGATGTACCATTCCGCTTCCTCGATATCTCTGCCAGATACGAACAGTTCGTCGAGCGTCGGTGCGTCGAAAATGCGAAATGCGTCGTGCACGCCGTCCCACAGTCCGAGCTTCGCAATACAAATCACGTCGGTTGGGAAGATTGTATCGGCGAACGTGTTCATAAGCAATCGACGGTTGTCGAAATAGAGGTCTGACGCAAGCTCGTCAAGCAATTCGTCTGACGCGTCGGGATAGAATTCCTTCAGGTCTTCCATCACAACGTCGCTGTAGATGGTATCGTACATATCTGATACGACGACGTGTTTCTTCGGTTTACGTTTCATGCTGACCTCCTATGCAAGCTCGGAATCTATGATTTCGATGTTCGAATCGTCAATGTCCCATTCGTCGATGTTGTCGTCGAACGTGTAACGGTTTTCAAGGTTCATTGAGTCGCAACAGAAGCTGTATGCGGCGTCTTCAGCTTCCGAGAGACTTGACGCAGTGACCGTCAGAGTTATCTCGTAGTTCATTGCTACTCTTATGTTGTATTGACGTTTAATGCACGCTTCAATCGCTTCTTTCGCGTTGTTTTCGCTCGCGTATTCGCCGATAATCGTATAACCCGTGTAATCGTCTTGCAAGAATACTTGATACCTCGTGTCTTGGGTAAGCACAGATTTTTCGACGGTACGCATATTGTGGTCAGCATCAACGAACGCTTCGTCGTCCCATTCGGCAAAGAACGATTTCAGGAATTGCCCCATGTCTCGGACATATATCTCTTTTCTGTCCGGAAATACGGCAACGATGTCCGTGTCATACGTTTCGTTAAAAAGGTTAATTTTCTCGTCAATAGAATCAACGATATCAATGTTCATTCTTCTTTATCCTCCATTTTTAGTTATTAAGATTAAGAACAGTTAAGAACTGCTTGATTGTCTTGAATTGTTGTGTCTTTAACCAGCGCTCGACGACTTCCTCGCAAGTCAAACTGCCATCTTCGTTATATTCCTCGCATATGTCTTTCAACGGACAATTTGTCACAATTTGAATGCTGCCGCTCGTAGTCTTCATATAATGCTGGCAAAAGAAATTCTGTGCGTACAGCTTCGCCAGCTGCTTCGTCGTCAGCGACTTCAAATACATTTCATTAGTCATGCCGTGACTGGGTACGTCGTACAGTGCTCGTTGCTGCGTTGCTGCGGCGTCTGACGGTACTTCGTACTTTGCACTGAGTTCAGTTATCTGTTGAAACAACTTGTCAATGCATTCACGTAACTCAGTATTTTCACGCTCAAGCGCAATTACACGTTCAGGTCGTATGTCGTGCATATATATTTACCTCCGTTCGTAGTATATAGAATATACAATATATAAATAAATGCGGCGATGCCGCTTAAAAGGCAAACTACCCAGACGCACGGGAAAACTAATGACAAAAACCGTACGTCGGGTAGGGCTGGAGTTCTGCGGGCAATGCTCGTGGCTCAGGGTACGTTGACTGCAAAGACGTTCGAGCCAGTCATGGCAAATGTTCACCGGAGGTCTGAGGGTGGCAAACCTCGGGCAACGACCGCCGGGAGAAAAATGGAAAAATGTCAACGGTCGTAACACAATTGCTCGCAGATTATATTGTAACCGCCGAGCTTGAGGGGATAGGGTAATTTGCGCGCTCAGCGGCGTAACAAGAACGTGCTCTGACCGCGGAGATTACGCTGAGATCGGACGTTTAAGACGGTCAATCTGATGCACTGTTCATTTGTTACAATGTATATTTTTTAATACAATTTCAGATTGATAGTGATTTATGCGTGTGAGCGGCGTGCTTTGGTTTTTGTAGTTTGCAACGAGCGAGAGGTGTTATTTGCAAGAAAATGTTGATAGTAGTGGCAATGAAAACACGAATAAGTCTGAAGATTGTTAAATGATTAACAAAGTGCAGTGAGTGGAGTTTGTTAAACATTTAACAATGTTCAATGAAACAGTGTGTTTTGGACAAAATAGTACTATAAAGTGTTCAAAATTCTCCTGTTTTTATATATTCCTACTTCTTTTATTTTTTTCTTCTTTAATTTTACTTTCTCTTTCTTTATATATTATTATTACTATAAAAGAAAAATAAAAGAATATTAAAAAATATGACGTATAGTATAATGTGAATGTGAAGTATTGTTCACGTTTTGTAAACGCACATTGCCTCTTGTCCTCCGACCACTGAGTCCAGTGCATTGTACTTTGCTCATTGCTCATCAAAACATGAAACATTGTTCATATTTCATTGCACATTGCACATCGACCACCGATTTTAGTGCCGCGGACATAGAAAAATGAACGACGAACGATGCGTGTTGTGCGTTGAGCGTGGTTTGTGGACCATTGCGCGCTGCACAGGGGGCAAAGTTCGTCGCATGATAAACGAAAAACGGCACCACAATGGGCACCGTTCTTCGTATTGTTGTTCAATTGTTATTCGTTTGCTGCTGCTTCGGCCTCGAGTTTAGCGAGTTCTGCGCGTAATTTCTCGATTTTTGCCTTTTGAGCCAACTGTTCTTGATTCGCAATGAGCTTGTCAATCAAATTTCCGAGCATTTCGGCCTCTTCATCGCTCACGAGGCCTTCTTCAACGAGCACAGACTTAGCGTCCATCAGGCGTTTTGCAACGTTCTTTGCGCTGAGAGTCGATTTCACGGCACTCGAACCATCGGAATTCGCACTACGGCCTGATTTGCGGCGCATTGCCTCTTCTTCGTCGACCTCTATAACACGGTCCGTCAAATCGCGACCAATATTATAGAATTTCGTGGGCCATTCTACTTTGCCTTTTAAGACAACGGAATAAGATTCATTGCTTTCTTTTTTCAAAGAACAGATTACGGACGCCTCCGTGTCTTTTGTTACTACAGCTTTGCGGCTTTCGCCATTGATTTCGATTACAAGTTTCGACATTTTCTTGTCCTCCAAGTTTTATTTTTGTATTATCTGATTTTTGATACAATTTTCGTTGAGACGTGGAACATCGAGCAACGGGCGTCGGGCTTAGTGCTGCGAGCGTGGGACATGGGCCCGCGACCAGTGCCGTGCGCTTCGGGGACATCGAGCGTAGTATTACGGGCTTAGTGCTGCGCGACCAGTGCTTCGCCCTTCGGGCAAAATAAAAAAAATAAAAAATACGACGGCCCTCTGTGCGAGGACCGCCGTACTTAGTGCTGCGAGCGTAGTGCCGCGAGTTTAGTGTTGCGCCGAAAGGCATAAAAAAAGGGAGGCATCAGCCTCCCAGTTTCTCAAGCTCAGCTTTCAGCTTTTCAATCTGGTCCTTTATGCGAGCTTGTGCAGCGGTTTGTTCGAGTCGTGCAGCTAAGTTTACTATGAAGTATACTTCGTCTTCAGTCACGCCTTCGATTGTCCTCAGAACTTCTGAGTCTTCCATAAGACGTCTTGAGATAGACGCGACGCGAATCTTGTGCGGATTGTTGTCTGTGAGCTCTTTGCGAGTCGTTTTGCGAGCTTTGCAATCAACATCATTGGTTGTAATAACTCTGTCTTCGCCCAGAGCGCCAATGTTGAAGTACTTAGTAGGCCATTCGACTTTATCTTTCAGGACTACAGAGTAGGTTTCATTACCCTCTTTCTTAAGGGAACATACAACGGGCGTGCCCCCGTCGACTTCAACGACTGCTTTACGAGTGGTAGTGTTGACTTGAATTGTCATAGTTTTCATGGTTGATACCTCCAAAAATATAATATTTATTCTGTCGTTTCCGACATTTTCTGTTTTTTAATACAATTTTCGCCGTAACCGCGTATACGCAAACGCATTATGCATACGACATACCACGTCGACTAGCGCTGTGCGCCTACCCGGTTATAAAAAATAAAAAAAAAGCGGCCCCGAAGGGCCGCAATTTTCTTTATTCGCCGAAGCGAGAGGGTATTAACCCTCAAGCTTGGCATTGGCGATGTAAGCATCGATCTGATCATCACTGAGACGAATACGTTCGGGCTGCATCGCATTGATTTGCTTTGCATATTCGCCGATCTGATCGTAGTCGTCAGCAGTAAGTGCTTTGATCGGAAGTACTTCACCGGAGTCGTCGATGTAGCAACCGATGTCCCAGCCGTTGAGGTCGAAGTGGTACGACTCTTCATAAACGTCAGGGTTGAGAAGGTAACCGCAGCGGTCGATACCGGAGACGTTCAACATCTGAGCAGGAACCGTATTGTAGTAAACCTGAGCGAGTCTGGCAAGTCCGTCGCCGCTGGAGTAGCTCCAACCGGGAGCGGCGAAGTTGTTCAACTCACACACGAGCAGGTACGCACGTATACGGTTGTAATTGAGACCGTCATCGAATACGAAGCCGAGGTCGTTCGGGTTGTACTTGACAGTGTTCAGATCGTACTCAGTACTGTTGCGCTCGCTGCAGGGGAAGCTCACGACAACCGCACGGGTTTCGGTATTCATTTCATGAGGGTCGAACTCACGCAGAGCGTCCTTGCGGACGCATTGCTTGATGTCGGTTGCGAAGTCATCATCGTCATCGCGATCGAACACGTAGTCGGCGCGGGCGATTCTGTAATCATCGAGGACAGCTTCGATATCGTCGTCACTCACTCGGATGCTTTCGGGTTGCATTTCGTTGAACTTCGCAGCGTATTGGCGGACAACAGCGAGGTCGAAGTCGTTCAGCGGGATAATCGAGTAGGTATCGCCGAGGGTTGAGACGTACTCTACAGGACGCCAGCCGTTGAGGCGAATTTCAAGTTTTTCATTGACTTCGTCGTACTCACGGAGTTGTTGTACCGAGCCGATGCCAGTGAAGTTTCTGTACTCAACAGTGTTGTAGTAAACCTGAGCGAGGCGGGCGAAGCCTTCGATTCCGTTGTCGGGGGTTTCGAAGTGGTTTGCTTCGCAGAGGACGCAGTAAGCGGTGAGTTGTTCGAAGTTGACGTCGTCACCGAACAGGAAGCCGTCGTAGCCGTTGCCTGCATAACCGATTGCCGAAGCGATAAGGGAAGAGTTGAGTGCATTTGCGTTGAAGTTGATCGTGTTGTTGGTGATTTTTCTCATTGTTTTTACCTCATTTTTGTTGTTGTTGATTTCGTTGTTGTTGTTGCTGCAGTTGTTGATGATTTCGTTTTTCATTTTGTTTACCTCCATTTTTCTGAAACGTTTTTGTTACGGTTGCTACACATTCGACTCATTTCGTACTAACGACTATTTCCAGGGACTAACCACTCACGGACCGACCGAGCCGACTCAATATATATTTTACTAAATATATATTATATAAATATTAAATTTTATATTATTT